CTTCCGATCTTAAGTTTTAGAATGAAAATCGACAAGAGGTTATAAAGCCTCTGCCGATTTTCTTTTTTTATAGGAAACAGCAGAAAAGAAGAGCGTGCAGAGCGTAAAAACTCTGACACGCTTATTTTTTTTACCATAAAAGCAAATGAGGACGGAAAGGAGCATAGAACATGGCGAAACGAAAGTACAAGCGTCTGCATTACGAGGACAGGCAGACCATAGAGGCTATGAGTAAGCAGGGCAGCAGTGTAAGTGATATTGCAGAGGCACTGGGAACGCATAGGGACACAATTTATAGGGAGTTCAAACGCTGCAACGCCACACTGAAAACCTACACGGCGGCAGCAGGGCAGCAGGCGTTATAAACAAGAATAACAAAAGAGAGGTAAGACACATGAAAAAAGTAGATTTTAATAAACTGCAGGCAGGCGACTTAGTAGAAGTGCCACGCACACAGTTTGCACCTATGCGTAGCGGCTGGAATGGCTGGTTATTCAGTGAGGCAGTAGTAATAAGAAAGGGCGTAGGAAGAAAAAGCAAAAAGAATGTAGTCGTAGTGGAAATGAGAACACCAGCAGGAAAGAACAGCTACGGGACTATAGAGGCTACATTTTACGCAGAGAATGTTTTTACTACGCCAGCAGCAAAGAACGCAAGAAACATTTTGAAGAAATACGGAATAGAGGACGCAGAGAGCTTTTACAAATTCATTGAGCGGGACGACGTAACGGGCTGCGATTGGATAAGATTTTTAATAGAAAAAGGCTTTTTATTTAATGAGTAGGCGGCAGCAGCCGCCACGAGTGCCGTTAGTTCAGCGGTTAGAGCAGCCGCCTCATAAGCGGCAAGTCGTGGGTTCAAATCCCACACGGCACATTGTGTAGCAGGCATGGCGAGCCTGCGGCAGAGGGCAGCAGGCTAATAGCTGCAATCTGTATACCGTGGAAAAATAGCGGCGGTCATACCAGCCAGAAAGTATGTGGACAGTCAACAGGTTTTCAGCTGCTTTTTAATGCGAAAAGCAGCCCGCACGGTAAAACCAAACGCCAGAACAGGAGAGCGGCACACATGGAAAGACAGAGAGCGCCGCCGAAAGGAAGAGAGGCAGAGAATGGCAGCAGAGGCATTGATAGTAGAGGACGCATACCAGAGAGGCTATGCAGATGCCATAGCAGATATGCGAAAGAAAAAAGAGCAGAGGCGGCAGCGGGAGCAGGCAAAGAAAGCCCGCCGCTGGTATTTCATTAAGCAGAAAGCCTACGGGCTTGCAATGCTGGCAGTTACCGTGCTGGCGGCATGGGCGACAGAGGGCGACATAACAATAGCGGTTATTACCGTACCGCTGGGGCTTATGTGCCTTTTCAGTAAAAAAATGCTGATAGTAGACAACTACTATTTTGCTACAGAAGAGAGGGCAATACATGGACGAAAAAACAATACAGCGTATTAAAAAGCTGCAAGCACTGGCAGAGCGGGGCGTAGGCGGCGAGAAAACGACAGCGCAAAAGAAACTTGCAAAGCTGCTTAAGGATAACGGTATAAATTCCTTAGACGAACTGCAAAAGGAAGAGAATGAATATACGATATTTTCCTACAACGGAAAGCACGAAATAAAACTGCTGCGGCAGTGTATGTATAAGGTCATGGGTGCTAAATCTGACAGAACAGCATACAAGCCATACGGACGGCGGCAGAAAATCGGCATATATTGCACGAAAGCGCAGAAAATCGAAATAGAGTTAGAGTTTGAATTTTACAGAAACGTATTTTATGAGGAATTAAGTACATTTATGGACGCTTTCATACAGGCACAGAAGATTTTCCCAGAAGATGCACCAGTAGGAGACTACGACGAATTTAACGAAAGAGATATGAAAATAGCGTTTATGGCTACGGGGATAGAACGGCGTAGCAGGACTGCAATGATAGAGGAAAGCGAGGCGGGAAATGAGAAAACGAAAACGACAGGCAGTTAAGAAACTGATACAGTGCGCAGCCGTTATAGCGGTAGGCGTGCTGGCAATCATTTTGTTTATGCTGGCTATCTGGTACAGAGGAAAGAACAGCGAGCCAGTAACAGACGAACAGGTAGCAGCGCAGATGCAGCAGGCAGAGCCGCTGGTTATTGAAACACCAGAGGCAGCCACAGAGGGCAGTATAAGAGTATACGACTATGACGGCTGCTGTATTTATTCATACTACGGCAAAATTCGGATAAACAGCGACGGTAAGGACGGCAAGGAAATTGACGTAGAGGCATTAGGCTATTTAGAGGGCTACCAAGAACATAAAGAGGAAAGCAGGGCGGGAGAATGAGCCACAGATATTACAGCCCTTTACGCCCGTTATCGCTGGGAACATTTCCAAAGCCGCAGGGAAACGAGATTTTGCATATAGAAAATTTTGAGGAACGGCAGAACGTACCAGAGATAGCACGGCAGGCGTGGGGATACATTGAGTACAAAGAGGCGCTTACAGAAATAGAGGCGGCAGCTTATGAGCTGATACCGTCAAACTGCATTTCTGAAATGGAAAACTTAGAGGCAAGGAGATAAAGGCAATGAGCGAGGTATATATACGCAGCCAGAATAAAGAAAAGCTGTATAGACTGGGCGGTAATTACGCCTGCGTAGAGTATGGAGAGTACGAGGACATAAAGAAAAAGAGAGGCGGCGCAGAGGCAGACAAAAAGCGCCACGTAATTTGCATAAGTGACGGGTGTTTAGAAGAAATTGGAGAGTATGCCACAAAAGAGCGCTGCTTAGAGGTGCTGGACGAGATACAGAAAGCGTGCGTAAGCTATCTGTTTACGGCTGGCGGTGCAGCTGTAATAAGGGGCGGCATGGACGTACAGCCGTTTGCAGCAGTAATACCGAGGCTGTACGAAATGCCAGAGAAGTAGGAGAGGCAGACAGTGACAGTAAAGGAATTTATAGGCACGCTGGAGAGTTCAGACCGCCTGCGCATTATCGAGGGCAAAGCAGAGGTTTACGTAGGGTATCTGGCAGCGTTCAAACCGTTTGCAGACCATGAGATAAGCGAGGAATACCGAAAATACAGCGGGCATGAGGTAAAGAAGTTTAGAGCAGTGCCGGAGATAACGCACAGACGCTGGAAAGAGCTGGGGCTTTTGAAACCATTAGAGCCAGACCAGACAGCACAGTATAAGTTTAGTGATTTGCAGATGTCGCTTTACTACACCATTTACATATAAGAAAGGAAAGAGCAGGAAGTATGACAAAGAAAAAGCCGGATTTTTTACGGGATTTAGATACTGCAATCATGGACGAGCTTACAGGTGGCGGTATCAAGGGAAATGCAGCGGGACTGGTAGGAACGCTTACACAGATTAAGAAAATTAAGCAGCTATGCGGGCTGCCGTTTTGCGGTTATATGGCAAAGTTGGAAACGGTAAGACCAAGCGGCGTGCCGGACGAGGTAACGGTAGTATTTGCAGAGGACGTACCATACAGGGCTTGCAACGGCATAGAATTTGACGTTATGCAGGAATTTGTAGAGGGCAGCAGGCTTTTACTGACAGGTAAGGTGCAGACGCTTAAGGACTTCCAGAGCGGTAGACTGCTGGTATATATTCTGGCAGATTTTGTGGCGGTATCGGAAAAGGCAGTAGAGCAGGACGAGGCAGCAGTAAGAGGCGTTATAGCGAATAAGCCAACATACAGAGAAACACCGAGAGGCAAGCGCATTACTGATATTACGGTAAAGGTAAGAAATGAGCTTACAGGCGGCAGCTGCTTTTTACCGTGCATCTGCTGGCAGGAACAGGCAGACGAGGCGGCGCAGTGGCAGCAGGGCGACACTGTAGAGCTGCTGGGACGGTATCAGAGCCGCCAGTATGAAAAGGTGCTTGACGCAGCCACAGGAGAAAGAGAACAGCGCACAGCTTATGAGGTATCGGTACGGCTGATTAGAAGAAAGGAAGAGGTAGAAAGTGAGTGTTGAACATATCGGCAAGGGCTATGTAAAAATCTGCGTGAGTGAGGAAGAGTTAGAGAACAGCATAGCTGGGCTTAGCCAATTGAAACCTATTTTGCAAGCGCAAGCAATGAAAGGGAACGGGAGAAACACAAAACAGGGGCTTATTGACGCAGCAGAGTTGGGAAAACATTTTGATACAGCGATAGATGCAATGACAATGCTTTTAGCTGGGTTCAAGGAAGAGAGTGAGGCACAGAATGAAAAGTAAAACAATTATAATAACTGTATTAGTAGTCCTGACATGTGTTCTATTGTACCGGGTTTACAAAGCCGGTGAGAGCATCGTCCTTGAGCAGGATATTGACAGGATAGGGCAAAGGAGACAGGGCGATGGCAATATGGATTAAAACGCCGCCGGATGCCGAACCGGTATGGATGGCGGCAGATAACCGGATCAGGGAGCTGGCGCTCTCGATCGAACGGCGTGCAGGTATCGCACCGGATGCAGATGGGCTTCGGCAAATTCGGGAATGGGCAACAGAGATTGTTTGCCAGTGCGACATGGTGGAGCGTGTTCAGGAGCAGACAGAACCGACATGGAAGAGTGAGCTGCAGGATGCGTTCCTGCGGGGCAGCAGGGTGTAAATAAAAATCGAAAGGAGACGGAGCTTCCCGGGAAGATGCGCATCGGCTCCTTGAAAGAAAATGATAAACGGAGAATTGATTGTTGATAATTTTGCCGGAGGCGGTGGAGCATCCACCGGAATCGAAATGGCAACAGGGTACAGCGTAGATATTGCAATTAACCATGATCCAGAAGCAATTAGGATGCACAAGGCAAATCATCCAAACACAATGCACTACTGCGAAGATGTATGGCAGATAGACCCAGTAAAAGCTTGCGGAGGTCATCCGGTAGGACTTGCCTGGTTCTCACCGGATTGCAAGCACTTCTCAAAGGCAAAAGGCGGCAAGCCAAAGGATAAGTTTATTAGAGGGTTGGCGTGGGTAGCCTGCAGATGGGCTGGACTGGTAAGACCGAGAGTAATCATGCTGGAGAATGTAGAAGAATTTAAGACATGGGGACCGCTCAATCGCGGACACCATCCAATTAAATCAAAACAGGGAAAAACCTTTGAGAGGTTTGTGCAACAGCTTACTGACTTAGGGTATGATGTGCAATTTCGGGAGCTGGTGGCTGCTGATTATGGAGCACCAACAATGCGCAAGAGATTTTTCATGATTGCACGATGTGACGGGAGACCTATTGTATGGGCAAAGCCAACACACGCGCCTGCAGACAGTGAAGAAGTAAAAGCCGGGCTGCTTAAGCCTTATGCCGGAGCATATACACAGATTGATTTTTCATTACCGTGCCCAAGTATCTTTGATACATCCGCAGAGATTAAAGAAAAGTATGGGATCCGGGCGGTAAGACCATTGGCACCGAAGACTATGGAGCGGATCGCAAGAGGATTGAAAAAATTCGTGCTTGAAAATCCGAAACCATTTATTATCCAGTGCAATTCACGGTGGGAACGTAGACCAAACGATATTAGAGATCCAGTGCCAACCATTACCGGAAAGCACGGATATGGAATTGTAGCACCTACGTTGATTCAGTATCATTCCGAGACCGTTCAAGGAGAAGTTCGTGGGCAGGCGATTAAAGAGCCGATTATGACCGTGGACGGCTCGAATAGATATGGACTGGTTACATCGTTCCTGCATAAATACTATGACGGCGGTTACAAAGGAAAAGGAGAAAGCGTGGAAAATCCATTGCCAACTGTGACAGCATGGGATCATAACAGCGTGGTTACGGCGAATCTGATTCAAATGAATAATCACTGTGATGGTAGAGATATCAGGGAGCCTATTCCAACAATCACAGCAGGAGACGGACATTTCGGAGAGGTCAGAGCGTTCCTGGTGAAATATTACGGGCAGGGAACCGGTCAGGACATAAAAGAGCCCTTGGATACCGTGACATCACGCGATCGGTTCGGTTTGATAACTATTGAGGGTGTAGATTATCAGATCGTAGATATCGGATTAAGAATGCTGGAACCAAAAGAGCTATATGGATGTCAGGGATTTCCGGATGATTACATAATTGACCACGACTATACCGGGAAGACTTACCCACGTAGCGAACAGGTCAGAAGATGCGGTAATGCTGTATGCCCGCCTATACCGGCAGCACTGGTAAAAGCAAATTTGCCAGAATTATGTATAGCAAAAAGGCAGCCTATCTGTAGGCTGGATAGGATACAGTCAGAGAAGTCAGGACAGATGCGTTTTGCGTAGTAATTGGAGATCGGAAATGTATAAAAACGCAGAGGGCTACCGCGATGAAACAGCCTGTCGGGCAATCATCGCGGTAGCAAGAGAAGAGAGAATAAAGCGCAGGAAGCTGCAGGAGGACAAGAATATGGGAACAGAAAATAAAACCGGAGAAGTTTGGAGGACACGAACTGTCACAGGGACAGAGAAGATCGTGCTGGTGGTAGCAGACCACGGGGCAATGGCGTATGTAATTCACTTAGCGGAAGAGGGCGTACACACAGACATCGAGGTAAACTGCGAGGGGTTGCGGTACGGGTCCAGCGACAAAATGTATTATGTACCATACCGGAATTTTGAAGAATACCTTCGAACAGTGTCAGACGAGCAGCTTGCGGATGTGAAAAATAAGCTTGCGGCGTCGATTGGAATCGAACCGCAGATAGTAGAAAAAGAAGTAATCCGGCAAGTGCCTGTGGAAGCTCCTAGTGCCGCAGTTCCGACAAAGACAGAAAAAGAGTGCGATGCGGAGGTGCAGGAGCTGATGATACGGGCAGAAAAAGCCGAAGCACTACTGGAAGAATACAGAGAGCTGTATCGGAAAGTGATCGAGAAAATCTGACGATTAAAAAGGGATAAGAAAATGGACGAAAATGATGTCTTAGGGCTGTTGGGCATAATAGCCGCTACGGCTTGCCTGATATTATTTATTCTGGCGGGGAGTATGGACTCCGCCAGAAGCATGGGAGATGTGTTAATACTCTCAGGTTTTGCTGGGGTATTGGCTATGATTTTCTTTGGAATGTGTGATTGATTCGTTTTATTTTATAAAAACAAAAAGCGAGTATTTAGGCGAGTAGCCGGAAAGGATTATTATGGCAAAAATTCCAAAAAAAACTATTGAGAATCTGCAAGAGTTTCTGGACAGGGGATGTGAGTACGCAGGAACACAGGAAACCGTCGATGATTTGGTATACGAAACTCTGACAGAAATTGGGACAGCAAGTCCGTATGGTGACGAAGTAAGTCTTTTTGATGGAGACGACCAGTTCAGTACGGTTGGAGAATTTGCAAACCTGTTCTGGGACAAGGCAGTGGAAAAGATACTGAATGTGTTGGAAACAGAGTGAGGATTTGAAGGAGGAACAATGACTGAAATAGAGAAACACATAAAGGAGTGTGAACATCGGATTGATGTAATTACCAATTCAGGGTTTTCTAAAAGTGATGCGGGGAAAAGGAATATTGTTATTCTGCAGAGTGCAATTTTGGCCTGTGAAAAGCAAATACCTAAGAAACCACTGCTCGGAGGAAATACAGATAAATTGACCGGTGATATTTTTATTTGTCCATCATGCTGCGGAATTGTAGGAATTGATGACGTAAGAGGATATTATTGCGCTGATTGCGGTCAGAAACTTGATTGGGAAAATGAGGATTTAAAGGAGTAAGAAAAGTAAACTGATATTTAACAAAAATACAGAGGGGAAGCCGCAGAATTACACCTAACCGGTCGGATCCGGCGCGCCAGCTTGTGTGCTGGTTCCCTCTGTCTGCACAGATATATCCTGCGGGAGTTGGATAAGGTAACAAAAAAATAAAGCAAAAAGAAAGAAGGTGGGGAATGTGGGAACAAGGGACACATACTTTAATGGTTACGGTCTGACATACAATGAGGTAAAAAAAATAGAAGACAAGTGCAAAAACGCAAAGGGTAGGGAATTGGAACTGCTGCTTCTGGCTGCGGAAAGCGCATATGCAGAGTTGGCGCAATATCTGTTTTTTAGCCTGACATCAGGGCTGGGGTATGACAACATCTCAAAGATATGCAACATCCCTATCGGGAGGAAAGATTTTTATGGGTATCGCAGGAAAACGATATATCTATACAACAGCTATATGATACTGGAAGGACATGCAATTGTGTAAAAGGGGTACGCGGATCAGGAAACGAGAATGGTAAAATAGAATAATAACTGTATGGGGGTGTGATATGAATTGTAATGCCGTCATGAAAAAGCTTCAGCGCGCCATACTGTCAACGGGGCTCGTAATCAAAATTTCTACCAGCCAATTTTACAGCGAAGAGCAGGACAGATTTTTACGGTTACCAGCGGCTTTTTTTACCACATGATGGATGTAAGCATGAATCGGGTACAAAGTGAACAGAAAGAAATGGTAAAATCAGAGGGAATAGGAGCATGAAACATGGATATAATTAACATCGCACTGAAAGACTTAAAACCATACGAGAATAACCCGAGAAAGAACGATGATGCTGTTAAATACGTTGCCGAATCCATCAAAGAGTTCGGGTTTAAGGTTCCGATCGTGATCGATAAAAACAATGTTATTGTTGCAGGGCATACAAGATATAAAGCTGCAAAAAAGCTTAAAATGAGTGAAGTGCCGTGCATAATTGCTGACGACCTGACAGATGAGCAGATAAAGGCGTTCCGGCTGGCAGATAACAAAGTAGCTGAAAAAGCTGAATGGGATTTTGACCTGCTGAATGCGGAACTTGACGATATTATCGACCTTGACATGGAATTGTTTGGATTCGAGGATGCATTGCAGGACGATGCCGAGGAAGCTGTTGAGGATGAATTTGAGGTAGAGTTACCTGCAGAGCCGAAATCTAAACTGGGCGACATTTATCAGTTGGGCAATAATAGGCTGATGTGCGGTGATAGCACGGTGCTGGAAGACGTAGAAAAACTGATGGGGGGGGAGCAAGCAGACATGCTGCTCACTGACCCGCCATACAACGTAAACTATGAGGGGAAGACCAAAGACAAGCTTAAAATTAAAAATGACCAGATGGGCAACGATAATTTTAGGCAGTTTTTGACAGATGCTTTTAGCAACGCCGACATGGTTATGAAGCCGGGCGCGGTCTTTTACATTTGGCATGCGGACAGTGAGGGATATAATTTCCGGGGGGCGTGCTTTGATGCTGGCTGGACTGTAAGGCAGTGTCTTATCTGGAACAAAAATAGCATGGTGATGGGACGGCAAGACTACCAATGGAAGCACGAGCCGTGCCTGTATGGCTGGAAAGAAGGAGCTGGGCATCTGTGGGCTTCAGACAGAAAGCAGACAACAGTAATCAATTTTGACAAGCCCACACGAAATGACATGCACCCGACTATGAAACCGATCCCGTTGTTTGATTACCAGATAAAGAATAACACAAAGGGTGGGGATGTAGTCTTAGACTTATTCGGCGGATCAGGGACAACCATTATGGCATGCGAACAGAATGGACGGCGCGGCTATTCTATGGAATACGACCCACGGTATGTGGATGTTATTGTCGACAGATGGGAAAAGTTTACAGGGGCAAAAGCTGTTTTATTAAATAAATAATGTTTTTGCATAGCAGAATAACCCGGGAGGAGAAATGGAAGCAATAGGAAGAGTGTATATATTAGATGATCATGGAAGAATAAGAATTCCAAGGTATGTACGGAGAAGGTTGAACATCCAAGAATCAGATCCGTTACAAATTTTTATTGGGGATAACAATGAGATCATCTTAAAAAAATGTCAGGCAGAAGATGAGCATTTAACTGAAAACAAACAATAAATAAAAAAGAGGTAGTATATATGTCTGATAATGCAAACAAGGGCGGACGGAAAAGAATACCAATTGATCAAAAAGTATTCGAGAACTTATGTTCGATTCAATGCACACTTGCGGAGATTGCGGCAGTTATCGGATGCAGCGAGGACACGATTGAAAGATGGTGCGTGAGGACGTACAAAGAGGGATTTGCGGAGACTTATAAAAAAAAGAGCCAGAAGGGCAAAGCAAGCCTGCGAAGACTCCAGTTCAAACATGCAGAGACGAATCCGACAATGGCTATTTGGTTAGGCAAGCAGTGGTTAGGACAGCGTGACCAGATGGAGGTCGAGGCATCCGGGAAGGTCACGATTATTGACGATATCCCAGACACGGAAACAGAAAAGCAGGAAGACTAAATGGAAGTACAGCAGGCAGCAAGGATAAAGCTTACAGACTTAATTGCTCCGGCTTTTTACAAAGTGCATAAGGACATAAAAGAAGGACGGCACGAGTACTATAACCTTTACGGAGGACGAGGATCAGGAAAGTCCTCTTTTGTGTCTGTAGAGCTCCCGCTTGGCATGATGCAAAACCCGGAGGCAAACGCGGCAGTATTCCATAAATTTTCCGCAATGCTGCGGGATTCTGTTTATAACCAGATCCAGTGGGGGATAGATGCGCTGGGCGTGTCAGATTATTGGCGCGGCAATGTAAACCCGATGCAATTTACCTACCTGCCAACAGGGCAAAAGATCATCTTTAGGGGTCTGGATAAGGCACAAAAGACAAAATCCATTAAGGCAGCCACAGGATTTTTTAAATATCTCTGGTTCGAGGAGCTGGACATCTTTAAGGGACCAGAAGAGATCCGAATGGCGGAACAGTCAGTTTTGCGTGGCGGTCATAATTATGTCGTGTTTAAAACGTTTAATCCGCCGATCAATCGTAACAACTGGGCGAATAAATATGTGCAAATTGAGGATAGACGGGCATACAACCACAAAAGCGACTACAGGAGTGTGCCGCGTGAGTGGCTGGGAGATGAATTTTTTGACAGTGCAGAGCACTTAAGGCTCACGAATCCAAGAGCCTATGACCATGAATATCTAGGGAACGCAGTTGGAACAGGCGGAAACATATTTGAGCTTCTGGAGCTGCGTGAGATCACCGATGAAGAAATAGCCCGGATGGATACAATATACCAGGGCGTTGACTTTGGTTGGTACCCGGACGCATACGCGTTTGTAAGATGCTACTATGACGCGGACAGCGAGACGATTTATTTTATTGACGAGCATTACGTCAATAAAGAATCAAATGAAATAACAGCAAACTGGATCAAAGAAAAAGGTTATACGGACTACCACATAACCTGCGACAGCGCCGAACCGAAATCTATTAACGATTACCGAAGCATGGGACTTCCGGCGCGACCGGCAATAAAAGGACCCGGTAGCGTCGAATATGGAATGAAGTGGCTGATGCGGAGAAAGATCGTTATAGACAAGCGCAGGACACCGAATGTATTCCGCGAATTTACCGAATACGAATATGACCGGGACAAAGACGGCAACATCATCAGTGGTTATCCGGATGCAAATAACCATTCGATCGATGCTACACGCTATGCATTTGAATCTAAATTTAACCGCAGAGGTAACACAGCCTAAGAATACACGGCACAGGGGATTGCAGAAATGGGACTTATACAGACAGTCAAAAGGTGGTTTAATATGATATTTAAAAAGCAGGCGGAGAAAGATTTTAGGGTAAAGGATACCACGTCAGCGCGGATGATGGCAAAGGTTGTAGAGTGTGCCAACATCTACCGCGGTGCGCCATACTGGCTAGACGCAGAAAACCGAATAAAGACTATAAATTTTGCAAAGGCGGTATGCTCCGAAACGGCGCGGCTCGTCACGCTAGGAATTAAAATCCAAATTGACGGCGGCGCACGCGGGGCGTGGTTGCAGGAGCAGATTGATAAAGCATATTATAGCCTACGACATTGGGTAGAGTATGGCTGCGCTTATGGCACGGTAATCATAAAGCCTAATGGCAGCGGGCTTGATATGTTTACTCCTATGGATTTTATCGTGACGGAGCAGGACGACAACGGCAATATAACGGGTATTGTGTTTAAAGACAGCTATGCGGCTAACGAAAAGTTTTATACACGCTTGGAGTATCATAGGTTTGTCGAGACGAGGACGGAGGCGGGCGTGATATACCCGTATGTGATATCCAACAGGGCGTATGTATCAAAGAGCAGCGAATCCCTCGGCGATCCTATCCCGCTGGAGCAGACAAAGTGGGCTGATCTGTTGGAGGAAACGCCGCCGATTCTCAAGGGCGGGAACGAAAGACTTGATTCCCCCATGTACGGAGTGTTCCGCACCCCTGCTGCAAACAACATAGATCTTTCCTCTCCGCTGGGAATGCCGATATACGCAGAAGCCATCGAAGAAATGAAAGACCTGGACATCGCATACAGCCGGAACGCCGGTGAGATATATGACAGCGAGAAGATCATCCTTGCAGATGACAGGCTGATGTTTGACAGCGGGACGAACCTTAACGGGCGCATCCCAGACGTTAATCTTCCGCATTATGTAAAAAATGTGTTTGGCAACGGCCCGGAAGAGTTTTACCAGGAGATTACGCCGCAGCTCAATACAGCCACACGCCTTGACGGAATCAATGCTCTCCTGTCCCAGATAGGGTATAAATGCGGGTTCTCGAACGGCTATTTTGTCTTTAACGAAGCGAGCGGCATCCAAACGGCGACAGGCGTGGAAGCGGAGCAGCAGCGAACCATCCAGTTTATCAAGGATGTGCGAGACAAGCTGGAAAGTTGCCTGAACGATGCTATCTATGCCATGTCGGTGTATGCAGATCTGTATGCGCTTGCCCCTGTCGGGGTTTATGAGGTTGTGTACGATTTTGGCGATATTACGTACAACCGCGAAGAGGATCGGGCACGCTGGTGGAGCTATGTTGTGCAGGGCAAGGTGCCCGCGTGGATGTATTTTGCCAAATTCGAGGGCATGACAAAGGAAGATGCGAAGGCAATGGTGACGGAAGCGCAGCCGAAGGAAACGGGGCTGTTCGGGGAGGAATAAGATGGAGCCGATAACCAGAGAAGAGTATTATCTTGCAAAGATTGCAGGGACATATGAGGGAAACACGCCGGAACCAGTGACAATTGAAGAATACTACCTTGCGACTATGGCAGGGGATTATTCCGGCAATACCCCGCAGCCCGTCACGAGATTGCAGTATTACATGGCAAAGGTAGCAGGAGTATGGGGCGGAAGCATCCCTGCGCCTGTGACACGATTAGAATATTACTGGGCGGCGATTGCCAGCGGAGAGGGGAAAGTCTTTCCGCCTGTGACACGAGAGGAGCATTTCTTGGTGCTGGTAGCCGATGCGTACAGCGTTGTGCTCACGGTCGTTACCGGCAACCCCGCCCTCTTGGAAAATTCAAAGGGGAATCGTGGGCTGGAATCCCTTACCCTCTACGGCAAATCAACGCAGATGAACACGACTGGGGCACAGTTATTGCCGTTTGAGGTAGGGAAAAAGGGCATAAATTTTGAGGTATTTGAAGATGGGATAGCGCTATCCTGCAAAAAAGGAACCGATATCTATGCAGTTGGACGACCAGGCTATACGTTTGAAAGTGCATATGACGATTTCCCGTTATTAGCACCGGGAGAATATTATATTTATTCAGACGGCAAATATGCGGAATTACTTGTCGTTACATTTGTAAATGGAGAATATTTAATTTTGGGAGAGTCCAGAAATGGATCTGCTGTGAAAATTAAAGTAATTGCTGGATATAAATTTCGGATATTTCTTAGATGTAAAGAAGACTTTGATGGCAAGGTTAAGGCGATTATATCCAAAAGATATCCAACTGCATCCAATTACGAGCCTTACACCGGCGGCAAGCCCTCCCCGTCACAGGAGTACCCGCAGGAGATTGAAAGCGTAGGGCAGGATGGCGAGATTGAGGTTAAGACACTGGGCGCGAATCTGTTTGATGCTTCCACTGCATTAAAAACACAGATAGATGCAGGACTTCTGCATATAAACGATTCTGGAGAGGTAGTTTTAAACGGAACTTTTGGTACAAATAACCGAAATTTTTACATAACGTTAAAACCTGGGGTATATTGTCTAACAGGTGGCGCTATATGGCACATTATTGCATCTAAAGATTCCGTATTTGATCGAATATTAACAATTGATGAAGAAACAACTTATCACTGTTATATTAGTAATGGGACATATAACGAAGTTGTATCTAATCCGATGATTAACGCAGGCTCAACCGCCTTGCCATACGAACCCTACAAGCCCGCCCAGGCCCTCATCATTCCCACTCCAAACGGTCTCCCGGGCATCCCGGTATCATCCGGCGGAAACTACACAGATGCAGACGGGCAGCAGTGGGTATGCGACGAGGTGGATTTTAAAAAAGGAGTGTATGTGCAGAGGGTCGCAACAGAAACACCAAAAGCAAAGTGGAAAAATTTTGAAGAAACCGCTGATGTTCCAAACAGATATCGTATTTCTGGAGCCCTTGTAAATAGATATAGGGATGGTTCGAGTAAGTGTTTAATCTCACATGGTATTTATACAAATTGTGGAATTGCTCCCGGATGGGCATTAAATTCAACAACTTTTTATTATCATCCCAAAGAAGATGTTACAAAAGAAGAGGCTAAAGAACAGATTCTTGGTTTTATAAACTCAGCCAATCCATTGACGTTTTTAGGGCAGCTTGAAACACCGATCGAAAAACCTCTTACCACAGAGCAGCTTGCCACTTATAAAGCCCTGCGAACCTACAGCCCAACAACGACCGTGGCAAACGATGCGGAAGCGGGGATGAGCGTGGGATACGCAAAGATGAAATAAGGGTACGCCATAAAATGCGGGAGGTGGTAAAATGAACCTGGATACGAAAGTTGGGGACGTGGAGATTAAGCTCGATACGTCCCGCATAGACGATAATCTGCTGGAAGCCCAGAAGCTTTTGAATATGCAGGTAGTGGCGGACAGCGCCCCCTTCGTTCCATTCCGGCAGGGTGCACTAAGAAACAGTGTAAGATATCCAGACGGGGTATACGGCGGCATCGTTGAGTATGACACGCCATATGCTCATTATTTGTACAAGGGCGTTGTGTACGGTCCGAATATCCCGCTTAAAGACGCAGAGGGGAACATCATAGGGTGGACATCCCCTCCCAGCAAAAGCCCGACGCAGAGACGGATTAAATATCACGAGCCGGGAACAACGTCTGAATGGTTCGAGGAAGCCAAAAGGCGGCATAAAGACGACTGGCTGAATCTTGTGAGAAAAACGGTGGGGAAAGAGTGATGCTGAGACCAGAGTATTTTGAAGGGAAAGCTGACCGGATATTAGAACTCTATGAACGGCTGGAAAACTTTATCCTGCGGGATATCGCCAGAAGGATTTTAAAATCCGGGAAAATCACAGCCACGGCGGACAGGTTGCTGTACAGGCTGGAGCAGTTGGGGGAAAGCCGGGATGAGATACAGCGGCGTATCATGGAACTGACAGACCTGAGCGAAAAAGAACTGCGGAAGCTCCTGCGTGGTGCCGTGCTGACATCGTGGGAAGATGATGCGGTTACACTGTCAGAAATGGGTATCGCGGCGCAGTCTCCGCTTGAAAATGCACGATATATGGCTGTTATTGAAGCAGAGTACATAAAAAGCCGGGCGGAGTTGAAGAACCTCACAAGGACGACGCTGGAACAAAGCCAAAAAGACCTTGTGTCGCTGCTCGACGAAGCCGATGTAAGGGTAGCAAGCGGAGTGCAAAGCTATCCCGCAGCCATAGCGGATGTGCTGGATGCGTATGCGGGACGCGGCGTTATGGTGGATTACCCGACAGGGACGCGAAGGACGCTGGAATCGGCAGTACGATGCTGTGTAGTGACGTCAATGAACCAGACGGCGGCGCAGCTGACAAATAGGTATATCGTGGACAGCGGAACAGAGTATGTGTTGACCTCGGCGCACCTCGGGGCAAGAGTAAGGCGCGACGGGCAGCCCTTGCTTGCAGGTCATGACGAATGGCAGGGCCGTGTATTTAAAATTGACGGAAGCGAGCCGGGATATCCGAACCTGCTGGAATCGACTGGGTATGACATTGATCTAACCACGGGAGAAGGCAGGGTTGTGGATATGAGAGGGCTGCATGGCTATAACTGTCGTCACGGGCATATGCTGTTTGACAAGCGGATGAGGAATCCGTGGAGGGACGCAGAAGGGAATCTGCTGGATGGAAGCGGGAATAAAATTACAGACGCTGAGAATCTAAAACGGTATGAGGACAGTCAGAAGCAGCGAGCTATGGAGCGCGGAATCCGAAAGACGAAACGGCAGTTGATAGTAAAACAGGAAGAGCTTGCATGGGCGTCCGGCGCGGAACGGGAAAAGCTCCAGCAGGAATATGATAAGCTGGCTTACCGATTGCAGGGACAGAACAGGGCTTATAACCAGTATTGCGAAGAACATGGATTACAGCCGCAGTATGATCGGAATGCATTAGCGGGATTTGGATACCCGCAGCAAAAGGCAGCAAATAAAGGGGCAAAAAGATATGCGGAGAACGAACCGATTTGAATATTACAATCCAAACCCCTCGAAATGGCAAAGAGTAGGGGATTGCACTGTGCGCGCATTGTGCAAGGCTTTAGGGCAAGATTGGGATACAGTTTATGTAGGTTTGTCCGTGTATGGTTTTTCGTTGTCTGACATGCCAAGTGCTAATAGAGTCTGGGGCGCGTATCTGCGCGAGAACGGATTCCGCCGGTATATCGTAGACGACCACGGACAGCATGTTTACACGGTAGATGATTTTTGCCGAGACCATCCAGCAGGGACGTATGTGCTCGGGATAGACGGGCATGTTGTGTGCGTCAAGGATGGGCATTACTGGGACACATGGGACAGCGGACAGGAGATCCCGATATACTACTGGGAGCGATAGATAGGCGCTATGGAAACGATACAGGCTATACATCTTAATCTGGCACAGACACAATAACACAATAAGGGGAGTAATTTTGAAGGTATGTGATTTTACAGTATTTGAGTTGGATTTTTTCCGCGAATACTGCAATTTTACACCTGATGAACGGCAGCTTTTTGAATTACGGACGCAGAATATCCCGCTGGAAAGATGTGCGGAGATGATGAACGTGAGCGTGTCCACTGTGAAAAGAATGAGCCAGCGAATAAACAAAAAGATAATACGGGTATGCTGATTTGATACTTTTGTAAGCCTTTGATGAACTGTCAGAGGCTTATTTTTTATGCCATAATTTAGCTATAGAAAGTTATTGAATTAGTCATAGGAGGCGCAGGCATGGCATTACCATATCAAGGGTATGGCTATAATCCGTATCAGTATGGACAAATAAATCCATTACAGCCGCAGATGGACAGGCTGGCGCAGATGCAGGCTCAATATCAGCAGCCGCAGCAGACGCAACAGGTAAATCAGGGGATTTTGTGGGTGCAAGGCGAGGCTGGAGCTAAATCTTATCTTGTCGCTCCAAATACAAGCGTCCTTCTGATGGATTCCGAAAACTCTAATTTTTATATAAAGACTACCGATGCCGCCGGGATGCCGGCTCTCCGAACCTTTGCTTACAAAGAGGTCACTGTTGGCACGCAAGATCAGCAGAAACAGGCGGAAGTAAACTTAGATGATAAATACGTCACTCGAAAAGAATACGACGATTTGAGAAGCAAATACGAAGAGCTGTATAGTTATCTCGAAACGGCAACAAAGCCAGAAGGAGGCAGGCATGGCGAATCCCTTGTTTGAGGCCCTGAACGGTAACAGGATGTCTGGAATGCTGGAACAGTTCCAACGATTCCGGAAAGAGATGGAGGGCAGGAATCCGAATGAAGAGATTAACAGGCTGTTGCAGTCTGGCAAAATAAACCAGCAACAGTTAAATCAAGCCCAGCAGATGGCGCAGCAGATGCAGGGTATGTTTAAAGGCTTTTTTAAATAGTACACAACCGGGTGCACACGGTTTTGTAAATACATTATCGAAGGAGATAATTACTATGACAGACGGTTTAACCGCTTCTGATGTTGCCGTATTAACCGGCGGCACAGGAAAAAATGACGGCTTCGGCGGAGATTGGGGTGCATGGATTATCCTTTTCCTGATTTTCGGTATGTTTGGCTGGGGCGGCTTCGGCGGCTGGGGCGGAAATGGTGGAGGAGCAAATTCTCCTGCATTTCAGGGTTATGCAACCCGTGCCGATATCGACGCAGCGCTGTCCACGCAGGGAATCGAAAACGGGATCCAGGACCTTTCCGGCCAGCTTTGCAACGGCCTTGCTGGCGTAAACGCCAACCTGTCAAATCTGGGTTATCAGATGCAGCAATGCTGCTGCGATACCCGTGAGGCTATTGCTGGCGTAAACTACAACATGGCAGCCCAGACAAACATCCTACAGAATACCGTAAACAACGGATTCCGCGATGTAATTGACGCGCAGAACGCCGGAACACAGCGCATCATCGACCTGTTTACACAGGACAAGATACAGTCTTTGCAGACCGAGTTACAGTCCGCACAGCTCCAGCTGTCTAACAACGCACAGACAAACAGCATCTTAAATGCTTTGAGACCTACACCCGTGCCGTCTTATCCGGTCATGTCCCCGTACACGTCCATCGTAAACCCGACAGGCTTTAGCTTTGGCGCCGGATGTGGCTACGGAGGCAACACGGGATGCGGATGTTAAAACTTCAGACGGAGTATCTTCGTGGCATTTTGCCATGATGTTCGGCTGATGCCGTTATTCACAAAAAGGGGCAGGCTGAGAACGTCTGCCCCTTTTGAAATGAAGGGAGAATAAAATGATTGAGTTAGTAAACACAACGCCGGTCACGGTCCCCGTGGGGCAGTCTATCCCGTTTTCGGCAGTGGCAACAAAGGGCGGATGCGCAGAAAGACACAGGGCTGGAAGCGCGCAGATAACGCTTGTAAAGCCCGGTAGATATCTGATTACATTTTCCGGAAACGTCGCAGTACCGACTGGGGAAACGGTAGGAGAAGTGGCGCTGGGAATTGCCAGAGATGGGGAAATCCTCGGCGGCACGGTGATGCGTGCCACCCCTGCGGCAGTAGAGCAGTATTTTAACACATCGTCCCAGACATACGTCGATGTGTTCTGTGGATGCTGTGAAAACGTTTCCATCAAAAACGCAGGGACAATTCCTGTGTTAGTAGACAACCCGAACATAACAGCTGTTCGGGTTTGCGGTTAAGGAGGGCAGACCATGAGCTATAAATTGATGCAAAATATCCGTGAAGAACTGGATAAAATCGCAGAAAAAGGTCTGAATACCGGAAACCTTGAAACTGCATACAAGCTTATCGACATGCTGAAAGACATGGAAAATGTGGAATACTGGAAGTGTAAAGAGGGCTATTATAACGCCGTTCTCGACGAAATGGAAGGCGGTTATAGCCAGAATGGAGAGTACAGCGAGAGGCGGAAACGCGACAGCCGTGGGAGATACAGCAGGGATGATGGAATGAGCATGACGGCCTATGACGATGGATCCTCCTATGCGCGACGTGGGGAGCACTATGTAAAGGGTCACTATAGCCGTGGAAACGGAAACAATGCCCCTTATGATGATTACATGGAAAACAAGCAGTCTTATCGCAACGGCAAGTCTGAGGATTGCAAGCGGCGTATGCTGGCTGCTCTGGAAGAGCATATGGATGCACTGACGGAAGAGCTGGGAGATCTGTCAAAGGATGCAGACTGCCGAGAAGAGCGGGAGACTATTTCGCGGTACATCGAAAAATTACGAAAGATGATGTGAGTAAAGGCGGCGGGTAAACCTGCCGCTTTTGCTTTAAACATGGGTACGCCATAGTTTTTTTTATTTGGTAAAATGTATTAAAGGCTATGGAAAGGAATGATCGTCATGGATATCAAAAGGGTATACTGTCCTGTCTGTAATAATAAAACGCGGTCAGCATTCCGCAAGGATACGACAGCGCATAATCTTCCGGTGTTTTGCCCGAAATGTAAAACGACCAGCCTCGTGAATATTGAAAACGGAAAGGCAGAGCCTATCGTCCGTTAAGTGCCAGACGCCAGACGCAGAGCCAGTGATTTGTAAGGATTTCTTACAGATTGCTGGCTCTTTTTTGTATTTGTATTTCCTCCTTTACAGCACACAGCCTTGCGGGAAGGTTGAAAATGCGGTTCGACTCCGTCTGTGTGCAATCCTGTAAATCGTAATTGCAGGAAAATCCATCCCATCTTTCTTTGTTTTTGCCACCGTGCATGGAAGCAGCCGGGTTCAAGCCCCGGCGCACGGTATAGGTGCATTGTTTAGACAGCGCCGATCATTACGCTTTTCGCCCGGTTCGCTACCCCGGGCGCTTTGTGGGATAGCTCAGGAGGTAGAGCAGCGGCCTTATAATCCGTGTGTCATGGGTTCAATTCCCATTCCCACAACTACCCCGCCCGTGGTTTATCGGGCTTAATCCATACCGCTGACGGGCGGTTAATCAATCACGTTTAGGAGGATAAAGATGCAGAATATTGAAGCAATTTTGACAGAACTGGGGATTGAGGTCTCGGCAGACAAAAAGGAAAACCTTACGAAAAAGGTGGCGGAAAATTACGTCACAAAAGCTGAACATGAAAAGAAGCTGGGAAAGGTTGAGACTGACCGGGACACGTGGAAAGAAAAAGCTGAGACGGCAGAAAGCACACTGAAAGGCTTCGAGGGCGTTGACCTTGAAACAATGCAGAGGGATTTGGCCGATTGGAAGAAAAAGGCAGAGGATGCCGAGAAAAACGCACAGGCGCAACTGTATGAGAGAGATTTTTCGGACGCTCTAAAGACGGAGTTTGAAGGGATTAAATTCTCAAGCGAAGCGGCTAAACGCGCAATTATGGCAGAAGTCAAGGAGGCCGGATTAAAGCTGAAAGACGGGAAAATCCTCGGACTGAATGACCTCATAACCCAGATGAAGGAAAAGGACGCTTCGGCATTTGTTGACGATGAGCAGCAGAAAGCACAACAGAATCAGGCACGCTTTACACAGCCGACAAATAAGCAGGGGCAGGGCGGCGCGCTGACGAAAGACCAGATTATGAGCATCAAGGATGCTTCTGAGCGTCAGGCTGCAATTGCTGCGAACATGAGTTTATTTAATTAAAGCAGGAGGGCTAATATGCCAGCAAAAGCAAATTTGATTAAAACAGCGGATGTCCAGGTAACCGCAAGAGAGCTGGATTTTGTAACCAGATTCGAGCGCAACTGGCAGCATCTGCGGGACATCTTGGGGATCATGCGCCCCATAAAGAAGCAGCCCGGCGCAGTGCTGAAAAGTAAATATGCGGAGGGGACGCTCGAGGATGGTGCAGTAGGCGAAGGCGAGGATATCCCGTATAGCAAATTTACCGTAAAGGAAAAGAAGTATCAGGAAATGACCATCGAGAAGTACGCGAAGGCCGTTTCGATTGAAGCAATCAAAGACCACGGTTATGACAACGCTGTCCAGATGACTGACGACGAGTTCCTCTATCAGCTTCAGGCGGGCGTGACAAAGAAGTTTTACGACTATCTGAAAACCGGAACGCTCACGTCCGAGGAAACAACCTTCCAGATGGCGCTTGCGATGGCAAAGGGCAAGGTTGAGAACAAGTTTAAGCAGATGCACCGGAACATCACCGGGGTTGTCGGCTTTGTGAACATCCTTGATGTGTACAAGTATCTCGGAGCAGCGAACATCACCATCCAGAATCAGTTCGGCTTCCAGTACCTGAAGGATTTTATGGGGTTCAATACAATTTTCCTCCTTTCTGACAGCGAGATCCCGGCTGATACGGTAATCGCTACACCGGTGGAAAACATCGTTATGTATTACATCGACCCCAACGACAGCGATTTTGCAAAAGCCGGCCTTGTGTACACCACCAGTGGCGAGACCAATCTGATCGGTTTCCACACACAGGGCAACTACAACACCGCCGTGTCGGAGGCGTTTGCGATCACCGGCCTTGTGCTGTTCGCGGAATACCTGGATGGCATTGCGAAGATTACCGTAAACGCGGGGGGTTGATGGCCGCCAGTACACCCCTGAATACTGACGGCGAACCGCTTTCCGGGGAAACAAAACGGAAGAGTAAGAGATAAGGAGGACGACGGGATGGCATACACCACATTTACATTTTATGAGCAGACCTATCACGGGAATGTCGTCCCGGCGGAGGAATTTGACCGTATCGCAGACCGTGCCAGTGACTTTTTGGACGTCATAACCTTTGACCGCCTGGTGGACGGGCTCCCAGACAATGAACGAGCGAAAACAAAGGTTCAGAAAGCCGTTTGCGCGGTCTGTGACAAATTATATCAGTTGGAGCTGGCAGAGAAGAAAGCGCTGTATTCCGCTGGGGGGACATCTTCCGGCGGGGCTGGCGGTGTTACTTCGGGAGTAATTACTTCCAAGTCTGCCGGTTCTGAATCAATTTCCTACGCTTCCCCGTCCGAAATGGCAAACGGCGCAAAGGCATGGAGCGCGGTCTACCAGGCGGCCGGGGATGCACAGGAGACAAACAAGCTTCTGGCAGATGCGGCAATGCTTTATCTGGCAGGAGTGAAAAATGATGATGGCGTACCGTTGTTGTACGCAGGAACGAGGTAGATATGGAAATGTTGTTTACAAATATGACCGGAATTTTGGCGGTTATCGGCGCATTAGCGTTTATCGTGTCGGTCATCACACAGGTATTTAAGGGTGTAGGCGTGCTTGCAAAAATCCCTACGGATATCCTCGTGCTTGTCCTGTCCATCGGGATTACAGTGACCGCGTTTGTAGCATATATGCAGTACATCCAGCAGACTATTATTTGGTACATGATTCTGGCGGCTATTCTGGCGGGATTTTCAGTTGCTTTCGTGGCGATGTACGGATGGGAGAAGTTTGCAGAATTATGGAGCAGATTTAAGAAAGGCGAGTAGGAATGGGATATCGAACCAGTCGCAGTTACGACAATCTGGAACGCAGGATATTTGACGGCGTTGGAGAGTATGACATACCGGAAATATCCCCTGTGACTTATGAAGGCGGTTGTGACTGGATCGGATTTAATTATGCAAAATCTTGCAAAAATCCATCTGAAAAAGGTGTTCATTTCTTTTTGGATGATTACCAGTTTTGCCGCCTGTGGTCAAACATAGACCGGTATATCCCGATGCTTCAAAGATTCCGCTATGTAATGTCTCCGGATTTCTCTACCTATACAGATTTTCCTAAGGTCATGCAGATATACAACCACTACCGCAAACACTGGTGTGCGGCGTATATGCAGGAGGCAGGAATACAAGTTATCCCAACCATCTCATGGAGTACACCGGATTCTTATGACTGGTGTTTCGATGGGGAGCCAGAGGGTGGAACGGTGGCGGTATCTTCTGTTGGCTGCATGAACAGCAAGGAAAAAAAGGCGCTGTTTTTGGCAGGGTATGAAGAAATGGTGAGGCGGTTGCAGCCGGAGACGATCATCTTTTACGGTTCTGTGCCAGAGGAATGCATGGGAAATATCGTGAGAATCCGGGCGTTTACGGATAAATTTAACGAAGCTCTTTGTGAAATGAGGAATACCGATGAATGATGCGATAGTGACAGTTTTTAATTTTTACGAATCCAGCACCTCCGCCATCTGGTATCCTCATGTGCTTTCTGGGGTACATTTGGAAACAGACCGGGGGCAGATCATGAAGCTGTATGGGGCGGACAGCACAGATAGCGCACAGCTGCATATCTCGTTCGAAGTTAAGGACGGGAGAAAAATTGTTGTTGATACCGTCGGAAAAGAATTGCCGTGGCTTCCGCCGAAAGAATGGCGCAGGCAGGTCAATGATCTGTTGCCCGACAGCATTACATTTAATCCGTCTACAGACTTTTTCATAGTAGGCGCATGGGACGGTGACAGCCCTTTGAACGATGCAGATTATACGGACAGGCGATATGAAGGGTTTTACGCGTTTATGAATACCGAAAAGGATTTTGTTTATCTTATATCGTCAGTGGGCGGACCATATGCGATAATTCCGCATTTTGAAATCTTAGGGAAGTAGGTGGAGGAAAATGGCTGAACCTATCGGGAATGATGCTACCGGCTATGATGTTTTGACGGCGGCAATGAAGTCGCTGCTTAACCAGTTTCCGGGGCTGTATCCGGATGAAGTAATTAAATTCGAAGAGCTCGGGTCTGAGGATGGCATTGCGTTTTCCAATGATTCCGGGGCGCTGGTGTATACAGAAAAAGAAGATATACTCGGGCGGATATATCAGGAATGCCGGTATCCCTGCTTTGTAGTATACCGTTCGACCACGGGAGCAAGAGAACGGCAGAAAATTACTATCCTGGAATTTCTCGACACGCTGGGGCGCTGGCTTTGCCGCGAGCCCTCCGGGATTGAAGGGAAAGAGTACGAAAAAGCGATATACCCAGATCTGACCGCAGGGCGGAAAATTGAGCGGGTAACACGCGGGAACGCATACGGGACACAGCCGCAGGAGAATGGCGTGCAGGACTGGGTTCTACCGGTTACGGTTTTTTATAAAAATGTTATCGAACCCGAATTTTAAGAAAGGAATAAAACGATGAAAAGACATTTGTTGAGACATTTTGTCGATGTAAAAATGGACACGACCTCTGAGGGGACAGCGGCAGACTACCGGCTTCTGGGAACGGGTATTACCTCTTTAACGGAGGAAATGAACCCCGAGACGGAGACGGTACAGTACATCAATCAGGAAAACGGATCTACGGACCTTAAATCCTATACGCCGTCCATCGAAGTTGAAAGGCAGAACGTAGACGAAGAGGATCAGGATCTTACAGACTGGTTTAACAAGATGATAGACACGCTGCCCGTCGGAGCTGATGCCATAACATCCTATGTCCGCGTGAGAGTTTCCGGCGCTGGACCTGAATATCCGGCAGTCCGCCGTCGCTGCGTTGTGAGTGTAGGTGGCACAGGTGGCGATGCAGGGTCAAACGTGACAGATACACTGACTCTGGGTGGCAGAGGTGACGGAGAAGCTGGAACGTTTAACGTAACCACAAGAAAATTCACGGCGACGCCCGCGTCTGACAGGGCTTTAACGGAATAAGGAGGACAAGATGGGAGCAGCAAGTTTACGAGTAGACAGTGGCGTCAAACGCATTGAGGTCAACGACAACGGCGATTATATTGCGGTCAACATCTCTGACAACAGTTTTTTTAAGCGTTTTGACGATTTTGTGGCATGGCTGAATGCAAAAAACGAGGAAGCCGATAGGATTGCTAATGATTCTTCCGGTGATTTCACGGAACGCTTCGGAGCGTATGACGCTTTATGCAAAGAGGCCTGCGCTGAGTTGGATTCTCTGTTTGGAAGCGGGTGTTGCAAAAAGGTGTTTCCCGACGTGGAATCCCCGGGAATTGAGCTTATCGCGGACTTTTTAGACCAGATCATACCGATTCTTCAGGGTTTCGCCACCGAACGAAATCAGAAAATTACAAGCAAATACAGCCCGAACAGGAAAGGGGCGCGAAGCAATTAAATGTGGAATGTGCTTCTTGATAAATTCCCAACAGAATATGAGGGATTTCGCATAGATGGATCCTTCCAGACAGGGATCCAGATTTCACAGGCTTTGCAAGACCCCGGTCTGACCGACGATGAGAGGTTGGCTGTAGCGCTGGGGCTGCTGTATCCGTCAGAGGATGGGGACAGCAGCCCTTCTTCTTTCCCCGATTTAAAAACTGCCGTAGATGGTCTTAGGTGGTTTCTGAGCGGATGGTATACCGACAACCGCCCGAAGAATGAGGATAAAGTTCCGGTAACGGATTATGACATAGATCAGTGGCGCATCTATTCAGCGTTTCTGGAAAAGTACGGAATCGACCTGAACCGGTCTGATCTGCATTATTGGGCGTTTATGGGACTGCTGTCAACGCTCGGGGCATGCGCGTACACGAATGTCATATCCATCCGACAGCAGAAGATAGATCCTAAGATGGACACGCGCGCAAAACAGGCATTGATGGAGCAGAAACGCATATTTGCAATAGAGCGGGAAGAGGAACTGACAGAAGAGGAACAGGAAGATGTTGACGCTTTTATGACATGGGTCAAGGCAGGAGGCTGACATGCCGAAATATGATGGTTCGATACGGATAAACACAAAAATTGAAACAAAAGATTTAAACAGCCAGATGATGCGCGTGTCTAATGCCATAAAAAAAGACAGCGCGGCTTTAGATTCTCTCAATCGCAAAATGGAAGAATTTTCGCAAAAGAAAATCCCGACAGAAAAATTTGCAGAATTACAAAGAGAGTTAGAAAAGGCAGAATCCGAGTATTCAAAACTGCAGGCCCGTATGTCACAAAAGGGGGCGGCAACGTCTGAGTATAAAGCTTTACAGAAAGACCTCGTTGCGGCGCAAGGAGAGCTGTCTAAGCTTGTAGCACGTCAGACAGACTGGGAAAACATGGGGGTACCTCAAACCGGCGGCGCATGGGACGTACTAAATGAACAGGTTGCAGCCGCATCCGACCGTGTAGATGATCTGAAAGAAAAGCTTCAGCAGATGGAGAACAGTGGAAAGGCGTATACCCCGAAGGTGGACAAGGCTCAACTGGATGAAGCGGCTCAAAAAGTAGATGAAATCAAGGCAAAAATAAACGCGGAGAAAGCATCCGGCGCTGCGTTTGTATCCCCAAAAGATACAGAAGAATTTCAGAAGATGTCTGTAAAGGCGTCACAGCTTGCTGGGAACATAGATGTTTCAAAGCGCAGGCTGGCAGAACTTAACGCGAAGCAGAAGCCCATCAAAAAAGAATTCGATCGGATGAAGCGTTCTGCCGATAAAGCATTTAAAACAGCTTCGTCCGGCGCGAAAAAAAGCGCGGGGCTGTTCGGCACCTTTGCGTCAAGGCTGAAAGGAATCGCATTATCGCTGTTGATATTCAACTGGATTACAAAAGCATTTAATGCAATGGTAGCTGGAATGCAAAAGGGGTTTTCAAACCTTGCAAAGTATTCTGCTCCGTTGGCAAATTCATTTCAGTCTCTAAAAAATTCACTGGCTACACTTGGGAATGCGTTTGCTGCTGCCTTTGCGCCAATTGTCCAGATGGTAATTCCGTATCTCAATGCGCTTATAAACGGAATAGCGCGGGCAATAACATATGTGGCGCAGTTTATTGCCATCCTTGGCGGGAAAAGCACGTTCATCCGAGCGAAAAAGATACAGGATTCTTACAACGATTCCCTGAATGGAACAGCAGCTGCGGCAAAAAAGGCAGCCGGAGCTTTGGCAAAGTTTGATGACCTGGATGTGTTGCAAAAGCAGGATGATTCCGGCGGCGGTGGAGGCGGAACGCAGCCGAAAGACATGTTCGAGGAAGTCCCTGTTGATGCAGGAGTGAAGTCTTGGCTTGATGGGATTTTGGAGAATCTGAAACCTATTCTTGACTATGTAAAAGAGTTAAAAGATGCTTTTTCGGAAGGCTTCTGGGATGGCTTGGGTGATTTTGAATACCGCTTAGATATTATCAAAAATGGGCTTCAGCAAATCCGTGATGCATGGATAGAGATATGGTCAGATCCTGCGGTTGTGGGGGCTGCTGACAACTTCCTTAAAACCTTTATGTATATGTTGGGTTCCTTTACCGGATCAATGGCGAGTATAGGGCTTACTCTGGCGGCGGCTTTGATCGGCGGGATTGGGGATTATCTCGAAAACAATACCGACCGGATAAAAAAATTCCTGATATCCGCATTTAACGTGGGGGCAGATATAAACCTTCTTCTGGCTGATTTGTTCCAGAGTATAGCCCATGTATTTGAAGCATTTGCAAGCGAAAGCGGGATCCGCTTTGTATCGGCGCTGATAGGAAGCATTGCGGATGCAGCTATGGGGCTGACTGAACTTGCGCTTAAACTGGGGCGGGACTTTTTACAAATGCTTATTGTACCGTTTACAGAAAATGCTGACGGGTTCAAGACTGCACTGGAGGGGTTATTAGGTGGCGCAGCTACCGTGCTGGAAGGATTTAAGACGGCTGTAGATAAAGCGTTTGATAGCCTGAATGCAATGTACGACGCTCATATCAAGCCATTATTTGATAGTTTAACGAGCGGGCTTTCAGAGGTTGTCAACCATTTTTTAACCGCATGGAATACACACATTCAGCCAGTTATCGACAGAATCGGGACTAGAATATCAGAGCTTCTTACGCAGTCTTTTCTGCCGGCTTGGGAAGCTATAATAAGAGGAGTTGGGTTGGTTGCGGATATTTTAAAATCTTTTTGGGAGAGTATTTTGCAACCGATTGTTGACTGGATTATGACCTACGCAGTGCCATTCTTGGTGCAAGGATTAGGGGTGCTGTTAGAGTTTATTATACTTGGAATTAAGACGATTGTTGATGGTTTTACAACCTTTATGACTTTTATAAACGATTGTTTAGAATTTTGGAAAGAGGCGTGGGCGGTTGCTTGGGATACGTTCAACGATTTCTGGAATAAGATAAAAAGTATTATTGACATCATGAAAACTGTATTTCGTCTGTTTGTAAAAGTTGTTAAGCAGCTGATTGATGGAGACTGGAAGGGCGCATGGAATACCGCGCAGGAAATCTTCACGATTTTTAAAACCAAAGTAGAAGGCGTCGTGGATTCTATAAAGGCGTTCTTGTCCGGCTTCTTTACATGGGTTAGCGACATGATTGCAGGCGTTATAGAGGAAATCAAGAACATCGGCAGCGGTATCAAAAACGCATTTACTGGTGGCGGATCATCGAAGCCGCGAACAATGTCCACGCAGCCGTATGCCATAAACGAAAGCTTTGCATCTCGTACCCTGCGGGATATCCCGGCGCTTGCATCTGGCTCGGTAATCCGTGGCGGCAACCCGTTCCTGGCGATTCTGGGCGACCAGCGGGCAGGGCAGACCAACATCGAAGCGCCGATAGGCACAATCAAACAAGCTGTATCGGAGGTAATGGCAGAGAGCGGCGGCGGATTTAGAACGGCGAAAATTGTCTTGCAGGTAAACGGGGTAGATCTGGCGCAAGCTACACTGCAGGATTTCTTATCGGAAGCAAGCAGGCAAGGATATGATCTGGAGGTGATCGGAGGATGATTTTTACACGCGGCATATACATAGATGGGGAGTATTTTAACATCCCCATCGTGTCCATAAAAAGAAACGCGGATTTCCTCGACAAATTCGCCGAAAGAGTTGAAACGGGAGAGCTCCAGCGTGAATTGATAGGCGTGTATTTTAACTACACAATGTCGGTCGGGAAGAGCAGCTCGTTCCCGGATGGCGTATATAAACGTTTCTGGGATAAGGTTACAGAGCCCGTCCCATCCCATATTATTTCGCTGCCGTCAGATCCTGGTTATTACGAATACACAGCTTATATATCCAGCGTCTCTGATGAATACGAGAAGATAACACAGGATAGCGCTGATTATAAAGGGTTTACCTGCAAGTTTACGGCGAAAGAACCGGCAAGGAGACCATGATGAAAACAGAATTTTATGTCGAATACAATCTGTATGACACGACTGCTCTGCCTGATGCAAAAGAAAGCACAGAGAGCAATGCTGCTTTTGGGGATATGGGGCTGTTTAAGTCAAAAGGCAGCCCACCAAAATACGCTACACTGGAACATAATTTTTTCGTGTTGGATGGGAGTCTTAGCGAAATGCCAGACACGCCGACGGACATCCCATTTTTTTCGGATGTGCAAGCGGGCGCAGATGGAATTTTCACAAAACAGCCTGTAATCAGAATAGATTTTACCGAAAATCATACCTCTATCGGGCTGACTTTTCATTTTTCGGAAACATTCCCGCTGGAGATGGAAGTGACATGGTACGACCTCGGCGGTACATATAAATCGCAAAAACGTTTCTTTCCGGACAAACTGAATTATTTTGCCGAAAACCAGGTGGAGGAATACGGACGCATTGAAATCCGATTTGTACGTGCCCTACCGTGGCACAATGTAAAGTTAAACTATCTCGAGTATGGCACAACGTTTATCTGGGGCCCCGATGTCATAAAAAGCGCGAAGCTTGTAAATGACACAGATCCTATCAGTAATCAGATTAAAACGGACAAACTCACGTTTGACTTTGTTGACACTGATGATGATTTTAATGTTGGAAACATTAACGGGTTGCACAAAACATTGCAGAAAAAGCAAAGAATGTTGCCATACGAAATCGTTGACGGCGTGAAGATGCCGCTGGGCGTGTTTTTTATGGAATCCAACAGTACCACCAAAAATGTCACCCAAATATCGGCGATCGACTACAAAGGGATGCTTGCTAATGTGGATTTTAAAGACGGGCGGATATATGTCGGAGAAACGGCGGGAAGTGTAATCGCGGAGATTATGACAGCAGCAGGGATTGAAGATTATACAGTAGAGGAAGAAGTGGCACAAACCCCTCTATATGGCACGCTTAAAATCCAGACCTGTCAAAAAGCTCTGCGGGAGGTCTTGTTCGCTTGCTCGGCGATTATGAACACATCACGGAGGTCGGGCGTTGAAATACGGAAATCAACGAGAAGAATATCTGCAACGATTCCTCGCAGTCGGAAATTTTCCACGACATTAAAAGTCGACCCTTATGTATCAGATGTGAACGTAAAATATAAAACATGGGTGTTGGAGACAGCAGAAAGTGAGATTACAAAAGGCACATACGAGCCGGGGATACATATAATCCAGCTTACGAGCCCGGCGGTGAACATGGTCGCATCAGCAGGCAGGATAGTTAAACAAATGCCGTATTATGTTGTGCTTGAAATCGCGGGAAGCGCCCGTACGGAGGTTGCAATCACGGGGCGCAAATATGTTGGCACAGAGCTGGCTACACTGTCCAGAATCGAGCATATAAAGTCCGGCGAGGTGCGGAACACGAAAACATTTTCCGGAACGCTTTTGAATTACGAAAGCGCAAATAAGGTTGCTGACAATATCTTGGATTATTACCAACTCCAGCAGATCATCCAGACACGTCATTTGTCCGCAGAGGAAAAAGCGGGGGACTGGGCGGAGGTTGAAAATACCTTGAAAATGCACGGAAATTTTGTTGCCTGTATAGAATCACTTAGTGTTGACCTTACAGGTGGATTTGTGGGTACGGCAAAATGTCGTGGATATTATAAAATAACATCAGAAGAGTATTATTCCGGCGAGCTGTATTCTGATGAGAAGGTAGGGATTATCTGATGGAATGGGTGTATGACCGAACGCAGGCGGACGTTGAACGGGCAAAGGTTTTGAATGATAAATACGCTGCAGGGACAATCTCCGAAGAAGAAAAAAGGGAATGGGCTGCCGGAATGAAGGGAGCTTTGAATGCAGCGGATTTGAACCGGATCGAAAGTAACATCCGTGAGATCGCTGAGGCTTTGGCGGTAAGCGTGACGGTAAAGATGTGGGGGGCGGATCAGGTTCCGCGAGTAAGTGATTTTAAACGGATCCGCGACAACGTGCAGCGGATCCGAGAGGCGTGGAGTGCTTTGAAAGATACCCCTGCCACACCAGACCCGCCGCTGATTACTTATCAAAAATGGAACGCCATAGAACGGATCTTGCACGATGTCAAATATGTCTATGATCGAGTTGTGGGCAGTTATTATTATTGCGGCGATGAAATCTACGCCGGGGAAGGAATAGGAATTTTATAATGGCAGAAACGTGGTTTACTCCGAAAGAATGGAAAGCCCGCCTTGTGGAATTTGCAGGACGTAGGCTTCTGAGAAACGTTGCAAACGGAGAATCAACAACGTATGACGTTTCCCGCAGTGAGGGACAGGTATCGCAGGAGGGCGATGCGTTTAACACTAAAAACATGAACGACCTCGAACAGCGAATCTCGAACGGATTTGCGAAGGTAAAGACCAATTTGAATGCCATAAACGACAATGGTGCTATAAAAGGCATGGATGCCAGAGAGGACGGCGTGTATATTACATATATTCCCGCCCCTGGTGCTGATACAGTAACAAAAAAATTGGGTAGCAATGGCATTGCTTACCTGGGAGAAATGCCATACACTTGCGTGAAGGATTATGGCGAATGCACATTGCTTACTTTTTGCCACCAAAAGTCTGAAACCCAAAATGTTACAATTAAAAATTTAAAAGGCTCATATAGCATCCGACAGATTGTCCCTGCGCATATTGGTGGTGTGTTGTGCTTTTTAGCAATTGTGGATGTAACAAACCTTAATAACGGAGCTACGATCGACACAGAATCATCCGATACCAAACGCGTGTTTATTATTTAAATCCAAAGGATTTGACAGTAGCACTACCAGTACCAGTGCTATTAGACCTTAACAATGGGGCGAGAAAAGGGGTGGATTAGTTACATTAAAATATTAAATTTGTAATCCTTAACCAAAATCTAAAACACTAACAGAGAAGAGGTAAAAAATGAGAAAAATCGTATTTAAATCTGGGAAAGAATTGGAGATTGATGGAATTGTCCAAAGCGGGAAAACCTTGCAAATCTCTATAAAAAGCAGCGATACAAAAAGCATAATTGACATGTTTTCGAACGCTGAGAATACGGCTGTGATGCGATATTATGTTGGGACTGACCTGATATGCGGATATGCTGGGTTTAAAAAATTCGTGAGTTTGAAATATACGCCTGACGTGATAGCGTCCATCAATTACGAGCAGGAGGACGCAACCACAGAAAGCGGGTTTGTGGAATCCCATGTGGCTGTATGTACGGTGCATATGGAAAAAGTTGAAGAAGCAGTGCTGCCGGAGGGACTGACTGATAAAGTCGCAAAACTGGAAAACGATGTGTCCAGCATCACGTCCGGCATCAATGAAGTTAACGGAATTTTGGAGGGCGAATGATATGTTTACGGAAAAAGCGAAAGAAAATCTCCTGGCAATGCTAGAGCAGGCTAAATTCAGCGCTGCGGACAACACGGATGCACAAGCTTTACGCGTGCCGTCATTGTACCCTGAATGGGAAGCGCTGGAGGCCGGAACACATCTGACAAAAGGGCGGCGGTGCACTTATAATAAAGTGCTGTACAATGTCCTGTCTGACCACGATAAACAGGAGCAGTGGACTCCGGAGGCGGCACCGTCCCTGTTCGCAAAAGTTCTTATCCCAGACCCGAACGTAACACCGGACTGGGAGCAGCCGGGAAGCACAAACGGATATAAAAAAGGCGATAAGGTAAAACACAATAGTAAGGTCTGGGAATCTCTGGTCGACAATAATGTATGGGAGCCGGGAGCCGTAGGAACGGATAGTGTATGGAAAGAAGCCAGCGAATGAGAAAGGCGTAGGAAATGCTTATTGAACTGATAGAAAAGGCGGAAAATGTTGGGTGGGGGACGATAGCGGTTGTGATCGCTGGTGTGTTTATGTTTATCCCGACTATCGTGGAAAGCTGGAATAAGGTCCTTGACGCACTGGGGTTGGTAAAGAAAAAGAATCTTTTCCGGAAACAGCGTGAAAAGGAGATCGCAGCAGTCTATTCACATATCGAGGAGCTGCAAAGTGGAGTCGTGTCAAAGCAAGAGGAGTACCACCAGCAATCTATTACGATCAGGGACAATCTTGCCAGAAGGCAGGACGATTTGTACGAAAAACAGATTGAATTGAAGCAGGATGTAAAGAATATAACTCGGATGCTGGAAGAGTACATCCAGAAGGACAACGAACGCACGATTGCTTCGCTACGTACAACTCTGTGGCGGCTACATAAGGAATTTACATCACAGAGATATGTGACGCCGGACGGATTAAAGACCTTCCGAGAGCTGGGGAATGTGTACGAAGCTGCCGGCGGGGATGACATTTATCACGAAAAGCTGCAGCCGGAGGTGTTAGCTCTAGACATCAAATATCCGGATGGAAGCATATACAAAATTAAGGAGGTATGACAATGAAAAAGATTGATTGGATGCGAAAACTGACAAGCAGAAAGCTTTGGATGAGCGTGGCATCATTTGTGACGCTGATGATTGTGGCTTGCGGAGGGACGGAAAATGAAGCCACACAGATCTCTGCGCTGATCATGGCTGGTGCTACGGTTATCGGCTATGTCATCGGCGAGGGTTTGACAGATGCGGCAGCTATTGAAGCAGACAAGGAAGGATAAGGTGATCCGATTATCTCCCGGCGCGGGGTTAAGCGTGATTCTGGGGCGGCTTCGGTCGCCCTCATAAAATGATAAGGAGAGTAGAATATGAAAAAACTTTTTATTTCACAGCCGATGAAAGGCAAAACAGATGATGAAATTTTAAAAGAGAGGGAAAAGGCAATTGCCAGCGCAAAGAGAAATTTTGCAGAGAACGAAGAAGTAGAGGTTATTGATTCGTTTTTCTAGAGCGCGCCTGCGGATGCGAGACCTCTGTGGTTTTTGGGAAAATCTTTGGAATTGCTTTCTACGGCAGACATTGCATATTTTGCAAAAGGCTGGGAAAACGCAAGAGGATGTCGCATCGAAAATACTTGCGCCATTGAGTACGGAATTGCTGTGATTGAAGATTATACGGAGGATTGAAAGTATGGGAAGCAAAGAATTTTTGGAAAAGAGCAAACAGATTGTCGTTGACTATTTCAACAGTCATGCGGACAAAACCGACCAGAAGCAGATTGCACAGGATGATGTATATGTGGTCTGGTACTGCAAGACGCTTCAGAATCACAAGGCGCTGCTGAGCACAACTGTTTCTGACGGGATGTATTATGAAATCACATATAATGGGGACAAGCAGGAAACGTATGTAGACGCATACAAGAAGTGGGAGAACTTTGTGGTGAGGTAATACTTATGTGGAAAGGGTTAGACGTATCAGATAATCAAGGTGCCATAGACTGGGCACAGGTTGCAGCGGCAAATGTTGCATTCGCAATCCTGCGCAGTGTGCGCCGATCAGGCAAGACAGACCATCAGTTTGCTGCAAATTTGGAAGGCTGCCGAAAGCACGGCATTCCGATAGCAGTTTATAAATATACCTACGCAGCAACGCCGGAAGTGGCGCAACAGGAAGCGCAGCAGATCGTAGCATTATTGCGGTCTTACGGGCTGACCGGCACAATGGTATGGTGGGATGTGGAGGACAAAGATGCGCTGCGACCGCTGGGAGTTGAGAAGCTGACAGAGTGCATCCGTGCAGCGCAGGAGGTCATCACAACGGCAGGGTACGGATTTGGTCTGTATATCGGGTTGTATGTTTATAAGGAGCGTTGGTTTGACTTTAATGCGTTTGCTGGGACACGGTTGTGGATAGCACGCTATTATCGCGGATATCAAACGATGCAGTTTGATGACGAGCCGGATCAGAAATACAAGCCAAATGTTGACGGAGACATATCTGTATGGCAGTACACGAGCTGTGGGGAGATCCCAGGTATCAGGGGAGATGCAGACCTTGATATCGCATATGATGATCCTGCGGAATGGACGCATCCTGCAGCGGAGCCGGGAGTGATTTACACAGTATCCGTAGCTGATGTATGGACACGCGAGCAGGCAGAGGTTATCCGGCAGCAGTTTGCGGCGATGGGAATTAATGGGATTGTCCATAAGGTTAAGATCTTGGAATAAAGATATAGGCCGAGAGAACATTCAAAGTCCTCCCGGCCGCAGGCTATGATGAAATGATGAAGCGGCTATGTCCTGATAAGATTATCTTTTATGGGTCTGTACCAGACGATTGCAAAGGTGATATAATCAGGATAAAGCCGTTTAGCGATAAATTTAACGTTGCGGAGGTGGCGGCATGGTGATAAATTTACAGTTTTTCGGTGGGCGCGGCGGTCAAAGCGGTATGAGCGGAAGCAGCGGAGTTATTGACAGAAGCGCCAAAGAAAAAACAATCGAAACTGTTTACAGAGAAGCACGCGGGTACTCCCCTGGGTATTATAAAAGCGATATTTTAGAGGCAATCGATGCCGGAAACGGAGAACTTGCCTTTGCATATGCCACTCCGGTAGAAAGAGACAAAACAGCGAAGTCAAACAGGACGCAGTACCTCACTTATAAATTAAAGGCAGGAGCCGAAGACGGGGACGTTTTTGGCGTAAACTGGAACAAGGTCAAATCTGTTTCTGGGCAGACCTACGGATTACGGGGTACGCTTAAAGACAAGGGTTTTAAGTGGGACGGAAAAGAAAAAAAATGGCGCTTGTGATTCGCCACTATAAGCTAATTTATTTGCTTGTCCCCTTTTTATTTATCTGTTTTCTACAATTTCTTTCTCTGTTTTCGATGCTTCTTGAATCTTTTTACAGCGGGGATTATTTGGACAAAAATAATTTGACAACTGATAAAAACCAGTGTACTATAAAAATGTAGTCACCGCGTAGCGGTGTGGGTTGAAAAAATATATTTTCAAACAACAAAAGAGCCGTAAGGCTCTTTTGTGCTTGAAGTAATTATTTCACGAAGCTAAGAACAACTTCCCATTCGGAAAGAGCAGCTGTCGTGTCGAGATATTCAATGGGGAGTCTTTTGATCTCTCCGTTCGAATACACATATCTGTATTTTCTGGTATCTACGATGCCTTCGTGTTTGACTTTTTCTAAAAACTCTTTCTTCATTTTGTTTTCCTCCTTATCGGGTGTTTCCTGTTCCTTATGTTGATATAGTAACATATATAAGCATATATATCAATTGGGAAAATTAACAAATATATACGCATATATTTGTTTAAAATGTATATAGGCATATATACACACATGTGATATAGTATAAATATAACCAGAGGAAAAATAAATGGGGAAGAAAGTGGACGCAACAGGAAAAAAATGAATAAGGAGAAATGAGATGGGAGCAAAATACACAGAAGGACAGGCAAGAGCGATCGAAAAGTACATGCAGGATAAACAGGTTATAAGAATAACCGTTCCGAAAGAAAAAGCAAGGGAGATAAAGAAGGCTGCAGAAGCAGACGGAAAAAGCGTAAGTAGGTTTATAATGGAGCTGATTGACCAGAAAATGGAAGCAAATAACAAGGAGGAATAAAAAAATGAGAACGATCGGGAAGGCTTACAGATGTTATCCGGAAAAGGGAGGAATAAAAGTGTGTTTGAACCCGCATACATGGAGATGCGATCCGGACGAGACGAAAATAGTGCTTCTGGAGGGCGCAGAAATAGTGGAGCTGGCAAGCGGAATGAAGGCAATAGAGTATAAAAAAATGATATTTACAGATGGCGAAATATACACCGATGGAAACAAAATAATTATTTACCTGTACAAAAGCGGGGATGTGCCCGGAAATCCGACAGGAAAACCCGTCCAAGTTGCAGAAGAAGTATTTGGGTAAAAGCGAAAGATAATTCGAAAAAGGTTGGGGAAAACCCGACCTTTTGTTTTTGCGAGAAAACCAAGATATAAACAGTATGATAAAACGTAAAAAATATAAACGGTTTAACGGAAAAATTTTGAAACTTTAGAAAAAACTTTAGAAAAAATCATATCGAAACAAAACACGTGTGGATTGCGTCCATAGGGTACAAGGGCAAGCAGTACAGACTAAAGCGGACAAAAGATTTGGATGCAGCCATAAAAGCCCGGAAAGAAGCGGAAGAAGCAGTAAAAAACGGAGATTTTGAAAAGTGGCGAATAAAAGAAAACCCGAATAAAGAAATAAGCTGAGAGGGCAAGCAAAGTCCTCCCGGCTTTTTTAATGCTGTATGACACGAAATATGACACAAAACAAAAAGAACCTTGATTCCTCAAGGTTCTTTTGATCGGAGTAAAAGTATCCGGCATATGTGTGTTGCATTTTGTGTTGCATACTTACACATAATGATGTAAAATCGAATAAAATCATAATATGACACACACATATATATGCCTTAAAATGGCTTAAAATCAATAGATGCCGTAAATATAGGGTTTTAGGCAGATATCCTAAACGAGTTCAAATCCGGTTCGCGCCTCTCAAGAATCCTTGAAAATCAAGGGTTCTTTTTTTATGTGTTGCATTTTGTGTTGCATAATTCTGAAAAATGCTTGTTGGCAATATCTGTCATACGGGCTTGTCTATCCTGCATCGTGTGACGGTAGACATCTTTTAAAACTCCGTCGGAACTCCACCCGCCACGCTGCATGATGTATGCATCCGGAATTCCCAGTGCGTGCTGCACGCTGGCAGAATAATGTCGGAGGTCGTGAAAGCGAAAATGCGGGATGCCTGCTTGCTTTAAAATTCGGGTAAACTTGTTGGAGATCTGATCCGGGATTAGCCCTACGATTCTACCAGAGCGACCCTCCCATTTTTCTGCAACAAAATCTGGATATTCAATGAATCGGTCTCCTGCATAACTTTTTGGAGCTTTAATGACCCACTTGTGTTCTGCCGTAATTACCATATTCTCCGAAACGTGCACAGTGTTACCGTTTATATTCGAGCTGTTCAGGGCGCATATCTCTCCACGGCGCATCGGTCCGAATGCAGCCAGAAGAATAGGAAGCTCCATTTCTGTCCCCTCTACGGCAGACATAAGCAGTTTTACGTCATTGTCAGTCGGGACGTATAGGTTTGGACGTTTTTTCTGTGGCAGCCTTGTATTTAATGCAAATTCCGGTCGCTCCTCCTTCAGGACGGCACTGATAAGCCCATGTGTATTTCGCACTGTTTTTGGCGAGTGCTTTTTCGCGTCCTCGTTTACAAGCCTTTGTATCATGTCCTGCGTTATCTCAGATATCTGCACAGGCATGAGGGACTGTATCTCATTCTTCCGAATCCGTTTGTAATCCATAACCGTTCTGGGCGAGAGGACAGCGCTCCGGTCTTCAATGTACTTATCCAGCGCTTCACCGAAAGTGATTTTTTTACAAGTCAGGTCGATGCTTTTCTTCATCTGATAGTCAGCCGCCAGAAATTCTGCTTCCTTCTTCGTGGGCGCCGTAAATGATTTATAACGCCGTTTGCCGTCCTGGTCAGTGTGAGAGTACACCAGAATCCGCCACGATCCAGACGGGAGTTTTTTTGCTGTTGCCATAGTTAATCCTCCTTTTAGGTATAAAAAATACACCTATGCAGGTGTAGGAGGCTGTGGTATACTTTTCTTGCGAGGGAAAACATACCATCACCTCATGTGCTGTATAGTTTTCTTGATTGCTCCGGTGTTACCAGCATCGGGGCTTTCTTTTTTTATTAAACATAGTAGGGATTTGGCTTGAAAATAATAGAAATAATATCAACAATCCATCCAATTCCAAATAAGCCAAACGTGAAAAGATATAAAATTCCCATGCCGACTTTGCCTTCGTAAAATTTGTGTGCGCCTATCCATCCTAAGAATATACAGAGGATCAACGATACCCATTTGTTTTTGGCAACTTTTGTCCGGTATCGGTTGTAAGCAGAGCTTGCAGAAGAGCTTGCAGAAGAGCTTGAGCTTGCCGAGTTGTTGATCACAACATTCGACTGCCCTGATTCCTGCACCTGCTTCCCACATTTAGGGCAGATCACGCAATCTTTGTCAATCTGTTCTCCACAGTGCTGACAGAATTTTTTTGCAACCGGAGCGCCACAGTTTGGACAGACAGAAGCCTGATCCGAGATTTCTTTCCCACATTCTGGGCATGTGATAAGTGCCATAATCTTATCCTCCTCATATTGTATTTATGTGTTAATCGCCGCAGCGATATAACCATGTGTAACATTCTGTCAAAACCTGCGCAGTCTGTCGTTTTTTGTCGCGCAGGCTTGACGCTTCATCGCGTTTCCCTGCCCGCATCTGTTGAAATATATATATCTTTGTGCTAATATATAATCAAACAAATGTTCGTATTTGGGAGGGATGCACGATGGATTATAAACAGCTCATTAAAAATATGGTCGATGAAATTAACAATGAAATCTTTTTAAAAAAGATCTATTCATTTGTTAAAGTATTCTTCGATATCTGACGGGCGGGAGTAGCTTATGGCTGCTCCCTTTCTTTATATTTTTTTGCCATTGCCCGAGCAATCTTACGAAGCGCTTCTTTTGACGTATCATCGAGTTCCATGTAGACCTCTATCAAATCCTTTATAAAGGTATCGTCGCCTTTTGAAATCTGAGCAAGATATCTTTCAAGCTTGTCTCCTGCGGGAAGGTACATCGGTTCGTTTCCGTTCCTCAGCCAATCCTCATTGACCCCGAACTCTCGACATATCGAAGTAATTGCTGCATCAATAGGAGTGCTTCGCCCCATTTCATAGGTAGCAACAGTATTTCGTTTAACTCCAAGCTTTTTGGCAAATTGTTCTTGCGTTAATCCAGCGTCTTTCCGAATTTTCTTTATTCTATCGTTCACCTTTACACCTCCTTTCTGCTACGTTTTAATCATATCACACTTAAAAATTAAAATCAACAGAAATGTTGAAATAATCAACAAAAAGCTATTGACAAATGTTTTAGCTAGACTTATAATCGTTTTAGAATCAACAAGTGAGGTGATGAAAATGGACGCTATCAAAGACGTAATAACAGCGGATGAGCAGGAAGAAATCAAGGAATTTGTTTCAATTCTCCTGCTTCTTCCGAAAGAAGACCGGGCGGTGCTGCTTTCTAACGCGAACGCTTTCCGGGTTCGCAGAGACTTAGAAAAAGCAGTAAGCGGCGAAGAGGGGAGGTGAGAGAAATGAGCGAGTATTTAAATAGGGAATGTGACCGTGTCCCTAAATTCCGAATGGAAATGACAGGGAAGCGTGGCGTTGAAATCTGGATTGACGGGGTAAATATTTCACAGGGAGTTCGCAGTGTTACATTTTCAGCGGAAGGCTGTGAAAAATCTCCGGTATTAAATCTTTCGCTTGACGTTGGAGATTTCAGTTTTTTGCCTGAACGAAACCTAATATCAAGGGCAGAGACAAAAAAACAATCCACTACCCTTGATACTATTAAGGATGCTGTTAGAGAAGCGTTAGAGAAGTGAGTATGACATTATAACCCACTGACGATTCACAGAGATGAATCCGGCTTGTTCTAACTCATCCAGATAACGTTCTAAATATTCAGGAGGGAATCCAAAAGAGCAAAAATCTTCATCATGGAAGTGATTATTTTTTCGTTCTCGGTTTTCTCTCATAAAATTTAGAAGTTTTTCAGAATTTGTCTGCATAGAATTGCTCCTTTCTTTTGTACTCGGCTCTGGCGGGAGCCTGTGAGTACAGTATAGGACGGGGATAAGCAGGAAGCAAGAGATAGGAGGTATGGATATTAACGAAAGAGAAGACAGCTTTGCAGTAGAAGTCATCGAAGAAGCAAAGCAGGAGACAAAGAGATGGCGCATAGCGTGGGAAATCACGATGGCCGCGCTGATTTTATCAAATCTATATTGGATGTGGAGGTGAAAGAGATGCCGAAAACAAAAGCACTTGGGGTGTATGCGGACCGCAAAGAAGCCGTCCGGCGCGTCATCAATGTCGGACTGGCACGCAGCGGGCTGACAGGGAAAGACCTTGACCGCCGGAACATAATAAACAGAAACACCCTCGTAAAACGGAAAGCAGAGGGCGAAACAATCCGGTTGGGAGAGATATGGGCGCTTGACAGAGTGTTACATTTTACGGATGACGAGATTTTACAGATGTTCGGGAGAGAAAGAAAGTAAGGTGGACAAGCTATGGAAGATTTAATGTTCGGAATCGGGACAAACTGCCTAACAGCGGCAGTGATCCTGTGGGAGACAACAGACCTGCAGTGGTTCCCGGTGACGCTGGCGGTTACTGCAGCGGCGGCGTTTCTGATCGGCGCGCGGGAAATGGTCAAAAAAAATGATGCAGAGCTGTAATCTTGGGGGACTGGCTCTGCATCGGATGATCTTTTGTGGAGATCATCTTTATTATAACAGAAAAATGAGGAAAAAGCAATGGAAGAAGTAAGAGCAGTTATTGTCCAGCAGGAGGGTACAGTATCCTGCAACTTTGAAGAGGTAGAAGGTTACATAAAGGAACGCCTGAAAGAGTATGACGGCGCAATCTTTACAGAGGAAAGCAAGGGGTACGCTAAGAAAGAGCTGGCAAAGCTCCGGGCGGAGAAGAAAGAGCTGAACGACAATCTCCGAGACGCGAAAAAGAAATATATGGCTCCCTGGGATGCTTTTGAGCCGAAGGCAAAAGAGCTGATTAACCTGTTTGACGAGCCGATCACCTTGATTGACGGACAGGTTAAAGCCTTTGAGGAAGATCGAATTGCGCAGAAAAAAGCGTTGATCGAAGCCATTTACACGGAGCTGGTCGGTGATCTGGCGGATATTATCCCTTTGGAGCGAATTTATAACCCGAAATGGGAAAACGCAACCATGAAAGAAAAGGCAATCCGGGAAGAGGTTTTAGCGCAGGCAACGGCGGCACGGATTGCACTGGATACCATCCACGGGATGCACTCGGATGCCGAGACGAAAGCACTGGACGTGTTCAAGCAGACCTTGAGCCTTCCGGAAGCGATCTCCTGCATTAACGCCTACGAGGCACAGAAAGCGGAAATCCTCCGAAAAGAGCAGGAGCGTAAGCGAGAGGAAGAGCTGGAGCGCATCCGCCGGGAGGAACGCGAGAAGCTGGAAGCCGAACGGAAGGTGCTGGAGGAACGGGAAGCACAGCGTCGGGCGGCTGAGGAAGCCCTCGAAGCACAGCGCAGACAGCTGGAAGCAGAGAAACAGGCAGCTGTAGAGCAGGCACGGGAAACCGGCGCGCAGGAGGTAATCGAAAGCCTGACACCGGACACCGAAGAGGACACGCAGCTTTACGAATACAGAGTGGCATTATCAAAAAAGGGGAAAGAAGCCTTTGAGATGTATCTGGATAGTGTCGGAATCGACTGGGAGATGATCTGATGGAAAATATGACAATCTACGACGCCTGCCGCAGCGTCCCGGAAAGCGCGAAAAAGGCGATCACCGCGGGGCGGCTGAAAGGCAAGACCGACATAAATCCGATGTGGCGTATTAAGCGCCTGACGGAACAGTTCGGGCCCTGCGGAATTGGCTGGTATTACAAACCGGTTCGGAAATGGCTGGAAACGCATGGAGACGAAATCGCAGCATTTGTGGACATCGAACTGTATGTAAAGATCGGCGGAGAGTGGTCGATGCCGATCGCTGGAACCGGCGGTAGTATGTTCGCAGCGCGGCAGAAAGACGGCGTTTATGTATCGGACGAGTGTTACAAGATGGCGTCCACGGATGCGATCTCTGTAGCCTGCAAACAGCTCGGCATCGGAGCAGACGTCTACTGGGATGCAGACCGGACAAAATACGATGATCCGAAAGCGCCAACCACTATGCAGCAGGCAGAAGCCCCGGTAGATAAGCAGCGGGCAGAGCTGATCGGGCAGATGCAGGCAGAGCTGCAGCGCACCGGATACGGTGCGAAAGCCGTCCTGAAAACATACAAAGCGTCCGATTTGGGGAGCCTAAGTAACTTGCAGATTAAAGACTGCATCAAGAGGCTTAAAGGCTTGCCCGATAGGGAGGCAAATACATGAGGTGTATGGCAGAAATTGCCGACATCGGCATGACGATCGATAAAAAGCTCCGTCTGACCCTGAATCTGCAGGGAGCATCGCTGGTGCAGCTGGTGCAACTGCAGAAAGATGGGCAGCTGGATGTGATCCTGAAAAAGCACTCCGATAAGCGCAGCCTCGATGCAAATGCCTACTACTGGAAGCTGCTGGGAGAGCTTGCGAAAGCCCTGCAGACCAGCAATGAAGAGCTACATAACCAGCTCTTAGACAGTTATGGCACGCTGGCGGAGGACGAGGACGGCAACTGCATCATCCACTTTTTACCAGAGACGGAAGATTACCTTCGATACAAGCACGAGCATTACAAACCGACCGGAATCATCGTCGAGTTTGAGGGCGTGCGGTACTGTAAATTTTACCGGATTAAAGGCTCGAGCCAGTACAACACGCGGGAAATGTCCCGCCTGATAGAAGGGCTTGTGTCGGAGTGTAAAGAGTGGGATATCGAGACGCTGCCGCCGGCAGAAATAGAAAGGATGATGGTGCAATATGCGAAAAAGCACGATGTCACGCCACTTGGAGTTTAACTCGGAGACCCGCCGGAAGATTATAGAACGGGACGAGGATTGCTTTTTCTGCCGCCACCTGTACCACATGGAGCACGCACTTCCGGGCGATCTTGTACCAAAGGACATAATGCACGTCGTAGCCCGCAGCCACTTAGGGCTGGGCGTAGAGCAAAACGGCGTGCTGGGATGCCGATACCACCACAGTTTACTGGATAACGGTAACAAGGGACTGCATTGGGAAATGGATAGTATGCTGCAGGACTACATGCGGGAGCTTTACCCCGGATGGACTCCGGACAGCGTTACCTATCATAAATGGTTGTAACACCAGCCCCGCCGGGGTGAAAGAAACTACTGATTCGACTTGTTGGGGAGTATATATCACGGGCATGACGGGTGACCTCCTGTTACCCCAGCGCCGGGGGCAAGCGGCGCATCCCTAACTGGAGAAAGATCATGAATATTTTAGATTACATCCCGACCGGGCATAAAAATGCTGTTTCCAGACGCTGGCTGCAGACCACAACACACATGAGTGATCGGATGGTGCGGCGGCTGATCGCAGAAGTGAATAAAAACGACTGCGATGCGGAGCTGATTATCAATCTGCAGGATGGTAAAGGGTATTTTAGACCGGCGGAAGATGAAAAGAATCTGGTTCGAAATTGGATGGCAATAGAAAGTTCCCGAACTGCTGAGAATCGCATGAATGTGGATGCAGCGAAACGGTATCTACGAAAAGATAAGAAGCCACGGGAAAATGAGTTGGAAAAGAACCAGATCACAATGGATGAATGGCTTGCGAGCCTGAATGGAGGCGGATAAGATGCCAAACAGGATTTTAAAGGAGAGTATCTGCCGATCCGATACCATAGACCAGCTGAGCTGGTTCGAAGAAGTCCTGTTCTACCGATTGATCGTATCGTGCGACGATTATGGAAGATTTGACGGAAGACCTGCGATTATCCGCGGGACATGCTTTCCGCTAAAGGATATTACAAATAAAACGATTGCTGATGCCCTGCAAAAGTTGACGTCTGTAGGCTTGGTCCGAGAATATTACGTTCAGGGACGACCGTACTTACACATGGTAACTTGGGGAGATCACCAGCAAGTGAGAGCAAAGAAAAGCAAATATCCAGCGGAAGAAAGCAACTGCGAGAATCTGATATCATCTGATATCACTTGTAATCAAATGATAACAAGTGATTGCAATAGTCCCCGTAATCCAATCCAATCCGAATACGAATCCAAAACAATATCGCGCGAGGAACCAGAGCGGTTTGAGGACTTTGCTGCAGCTTACCCGAAAGCAGGAGCAGACCTGCCGGGAGTGGCTGTGGAATACTTAAACACCCTGCGGATGGGGGTAGACGCTGACGATCTTGTACAGGCATCCAGGAATTATGCAGAAGCTTGCCAGATCAAGGGAACGCAGCCGCAATATATCTTGAACGCTGAAAACTTTTTGCGGAAACTGAAATTTGACGAGTATCTGCCGGAGAAGTACAAGAAGCCGAAGCCGCCAAAGCGGCAGCAGACCAGCGTTGACCAGTATAACCAGTTTATGAAACACGACTACGACATGGACAGCCTGGAAGCTGCCCTGCTGGGAAAGTGAGGCGGGTATGAGAGCAACAAAGGATTGCGCCTATCCGGTCTGCGAAGCCTGCCAGCATCCAGATTGTATCATGTCTGGTACGGATATAAGGGCGCTGTTAAAGCGTCGGCAGCGGCAGGCAGATCCGGAATCATACCGGCAGAAGCAGCGGGACTACAGGAGCAAGATAAAAGCAACGCTGCCGCACTGCGATGGCTGCGAATCATGCGTACTGGTCCGCAAGGAGAAACAGGACGGATACCGGCGGCTGTGTATCGCAGATATGCGCCTAATCGAGCAGAAAGTGGCAAACAGTCCGCAGTGGTGCAAGAAGAGAGGAAAGCGGAATGGGACGAAAGATAATCTTGTACGACCTGTACAAGAACGATGAGTACCAGGGACGGTACAAGGCAAAAGAGCTTATGTATTTGCTGGGCATGTCACGCGAGACAATAGCCAGCCGCGTATATCACGGGGTAAAAGCAAAGGACGGCTACGAGATCTTGAGAGCGGAGCCAGACGGATGGGCAGAGAGCTGGGAGCGGGCATGTGCACCGCTCAGGAGAAAATAACAGCGTACAGCGTATGAGCTATCGGTGCAACTGACCAGAAGAAAGGAAGAGACAGAAAATGAGCGTTGAACGTATTGGTAAATGCTATGTAAAAATCTGCGTGAGTGAGGAAGAGTTAGAGAACAGCATAGCTGGGCTTAGCCAATTGAAACCTATTTTGCAAGCGCAAGCAATGAAAGGGAACGGGAGAAACACAAAACAGGGGCTTATTGACGCAGCAGAGTTGGGAAAACATTTTGATACAGCGATAGATGCAATGACTATGCTTTTGGCTGGGTTTAAGGAAGAAAGCGAGGCACAGAATGAAGAGTAAAACAATTTTAGGAGCAGACGGCGCAACAAAAATGCAGCAGATTACAGTAGGGATACACGGAAAGGGCGGCGAGGCAGGCATAAAGGCAATACAGCAGCTTGCAGGCATGGTGGACAGCTTAAAGCAGTGCCAGACACCACAGGAAGTATACGACAGATATTTACAGATTACGGGGTACTGTAAATGCTGCGTTGATTGTAATTTTATAGACCAAAAGGGAGCAGACGAGCTGATGTGCTTAGCAGCATATCTGGCAGGAAATGAACAGGCACGGGCAGAGGCACAACAGAAAGCGGGTAAAAAGGCATGAGAAAGGTTTATATATGCAGCCCATACAGGGCGAAAGACGGCGCAGAGCTGGACAGAAACATAGATTATGCGCAGCAGCTGACACGGCAGGCGTTAGAGGCGGGCTTAGCACCCATTACGCCGCATTTATATATGACGCAGTGCATGGACGATAAAAAGCCGGAAGAGCGGGCAAGGGGCATGGCTGCGGGGCTTGCGCTGCTGAAAGGCTGCGATTTTGTTATTGCTGGTGTGAAATACGGCATAACAGAGGGAATGGACAGAGAAATACATACAGCAAATATGCTGGGAATTGCGGTTATAGATGCAAACCAGATTAAACGGCATCTGGAATATGAGGAAAAGCGACAGGAGAGGGCGGCGAGCGATTACGCAAAGCTGCATAGCTGCGAATTTTGCAAGGGCAGCAAATTATACAGCTGCACGGGCTACGATTGCAGAGAGCCGTACAGACGGGCTTATGAGTATGCCTTAAGCCGCATAAGAGAGCGGCAGGAAACATGAAAAAATAAAAGCGCCTACGGTGGGGAAACACCATAGGCGCTAAGCTATACAGCTTTGAAATACTATAAAAATTATAAGCTATGTATGGCACAAAGTCAAGAAATTTAACGGGCAGGCAGCCCGTTTTAACACTTGATAAAAGTATTAACGAACCGACAGAGAGGTAGATATATGCCATACGTAGAGAGGGTAACAAAAGCGGGAAATACGATAGAGATAGAGAGGTACTTTACCAGCAGATACAAAAAGAAAGGTATCAGCAGAGGGGATAAAGTAAAGCCAACAAAAGAAGAGCAGGAGAAAGTAAACACCAGACAGGCAGAGAGAAAGTTAAGGATACTCATAAATGCAAACTATGGCTATGGGGACTACCATTTAGTGCTTGACTATATCCGCAGGAAAGGAGAGCCGGACAGAACGCCGGAGCAGATGCGGCAGGACATAGACGTATTTTTGAGGGAGTGCAGAAAGGAGTACAGAAAAGCAGGGTTAGAGTTCAAATACATACACGTTATGGAGATAGGCAAGAAAGGTGCGAGGCATCACCACCTTGTAGTAAATAAAATTGATACAGAGATTTTACAACGCTGCTGGTATAAGGCATACGAGGGGCATAACAGGGTTAAGGTATTCCCACTGGACGATAGCGGCAACTATGCAGAGCTGGCAAGTTATTTAATCAAGTACACAGGAACGCACAAAAAGGGTACTGACGGAGCATTACAGGGCAAGCGCTGGAATTGCAGCAAGAATTTAGTAAGACCAGAGCCAGAGTATCACATAATTTCAGACCGTGAGTATTTCAAGAAAGAGCCAAAAGCAATAAAGGGCTATTACGTGGACAAGAACAGCGTAAGCATGGGGGTACACAGTCCAGAGTATTACGGCTATGGGTATATCAAATATAAACTGACCTGCGATGATAAGGAAGTACCGCTTGATGCACTGGATGAAACAAGAAACTTGCAGAACTTGGCATTCTCAACATACCAGGAAGGTAAAGATGGAGAAGTTAAGCAACGTGGCGAATATATGCTCGCTGTACCGCTTATGTTCTTTGAATCTGGAAAATGGGATAGTAGAGGGCAGAGTATCTTTGATCGTAAGATTGATGCGTTCGATGCCTTTGATGAAGCATTCAGCCAATGGATGGACGCAGTGCGATCCGGACGAAGTAAAGAGTATATTCCAGAATGTTTCATTCCAAGAAATCCAGAAACAGGAGCGACATTACCAGTGAATCCATTTGATAATCGATACATCAAAACAGATTCCAACATGTACGAAGGTGCAAAGAGTGAGATTGTATTGCAGCAACCAGAGATTCCACATGAAAGCTATCTATCAGC